CAGGCATACTACGACATCGCGCGGCGCATGAACGACAAGCTGATCTGACGCAGGGGGGTGCGGACGCTGCGGCGCCCGCATCTCTCTGCGCCAGGTGCGCGGACCGCCGGCAATGCAGCCTGCGGATGGAGAGAGACGAATGGCACTGAGCAAGAAGAAGGCGAGCACCGCCGGGAAGAACCGGCAGAAGCCGATGCCCAAGCGCAAGCCGGCGAAGGAGCCGGTTTACCGGACCCGCGAGGTCATCCTCGCAGACATGACGGAGGTTGCTGCCAAGGTCGAGGTCGAGGCCGCCAAACCCCGGACCAAGGATCTGGAATGGCAGTATGCCCGCAGCGGGCCGCTGTCCAAGCTGCGGGAGAAGACCACCGACCTGGGTTATGAGCTGCGGAGCACGGTGCAGCACGACCCGCTGCCGGAGGAGGATGGGCTCGGGGATAGCTGGGCCATCTCGGAGACCCTCATCGACCGGGCTTTCGCGGCGAAGCCTGGGGAGGTGCCGACGTGGACGCAGAGCGGCGCCTTCCTGCTATGGGCTGGGCGCATCCCGGTCCTGTGCGAATGGGGCGGCTGGGTCCACCCTACCGCGGCTGTCTGCGCGGTGGCGCCCAACCTGCCTTGGTTCAAGCCGGGCGGCTACCAGTCCGGAAGCGCCTCCACGCTGCCGGCCAAGGCGCTGACGGTTGACGGTTTCTTCCGCGGGTCGATCGCGGCCTTCCTGAAGGCGCCCGATCTCAAGCTGCACCCGCTGACCGACAATCCGAAGCTGCGGGGTGAGTGCCGGCTCGGGGTCAAGACGCCGCTCGACGGGGTGAGGCAGGCGGTGGAGGGGCATGGGGAGTGGCTGCGGCTGGCTCTCGCGCGGGGCCCGGTGCAGCCTATTCCCATGCCGCACCACCTGCCGGCTATTCAGCTTTCGTTCCTCGGAACGTAGCCAAACCCGACTTTAGCGGGGCGGCTCGCTGCGGCGGGCCGCCTCCAAGGAGCCAACAATGAGCGGATTTGTCGTTGCGATGGGGCCGTGCCTCGCCTGCGGACAGTTTTTCTCGTTCAACCCGCATTTGGTGCCGAGCCTGATGTGGAATGGCGCGAAGGAGCCGATTTGCCAGACGTGCATGGAGGCCAGCAACAAGAAGCGGGAGGCGGCCGGGAAGCCGCCGCACGTCATCCGACCTGGGGCCTACGAACCGCTGCCAGAGAGCGAGCTATGAGCGACAAGCCCGGATTCGAGCTCGTGTTCTCCGACGAGGAGGGCAGCCGGGTCTGCGGGAGATGCACTCTCTGTTGCCGCCTGGTGCCCGTTCGGACGCTGAAGAAGCCGGCGAACACGCGCTGCAAGTATCAGCGGTTCGGCCAGGGCTGCCGCATCTACGACAGGAGGCCGCCCGAGTGCCGGTACTGGTCGTGCCGCTGGCTGAGCGCGCCGGACGCCGCCGGCCTGCCGCGGCCTGACCGCTGCCACTACGTCGTGGACGTGATGCCTGACGCGATCACCATCGTGCATGACGACACCGGCGAGCACATCCCGCTGCCGGTGGTGCAGGTGTGGGTCGATCCGGACTATCCGGACGCCCACAAGGATCCGGCTCTGCGCGCCTACCTGGAGCTGCAGGGCAAGGAGCACCGCTGTGCGGCGTTGATCCGCTTCAACTCCGCCGACGCCATCGTGCTGATGCCGCCGGCGATGACACACGATGGGAAGTGGCACGAGCAGCGATCAAACCTGCGGATGGGAGTGCGCGACGCCGAGGGAATCCCGACAGACCAAAAGGAGGGGCCGCCCGCCGCAAGCGGGACTTGATCGAAACGGCCGAGGCGTTGAAGGCGCCCCGGCCATCCCGGAGAACTGAGATGAGACGAGTGATAGACGGTTTAGCCTACGACACCGAGACCGCGGAACAGATTTGCGACATTTCCGGCAGCGCGGGCGCGTATCCAATCAACGACTTCAATTGGGAAGATACGTGGCTGTATCGGACGAAGAAAGGCGCCTTCTTCATTTCCGGGTCTGGTGGGGCGCTGTCCCGCTGGGCAACCGACCTTGGCGACAACAAGGTTGGAGGTGGATCCGGGGTCAAGCCCGTGACCGAGCAGGAAGCCAGAACCTTGGTTGAGAAGCACGGGAGCGGTGAGGATTACGACAGGGTGTTCGGCCCTGCCGAAGAGGCTTAACTAGACATCAGCAGGCCGGCGGGGCTGGGAAGCGACCCCGCCGGCCAAACGAAAAGGACATCCGTGCAATGCCCAAGACGCCTGCGTTTTCAGATTGTGCCAGCCCCGATGATTGTCAATGCGCCGCCCGTGGCTACGAGCACGAGCGCGACAGTTGCGCGTTCCCGGCCGTGGTTGCCGCGGCCAAGCAGATCGGCATCGACACCGAGGCTTTGGTGGGGATGCTCGCGCCGCCGGGGGAAATCAAAGCGAAGATGCAAATGACCAGATGGGAAGATCGCTACCGCGTAGCCGCCGAGCGGTGTGCCGCATTGGCGGCTGTTGAGGGCAACGGGCTGGTACGCCAGGCGCTCATCGACGCCGGGCACAGCTTCCGCAAGGCCCAGGCGCAGCACCGGGAGATCAAGGAGAAGCGGGACGACACGCGCTTCACCATTTTCCAGGAAGGCGACTTGTCCAGCGCCGAGCGCGGCATCCCGTTCGATGAGGCGGAGGCGTCGATCCACCTCCGCGACAAGGGCTGGCGGATGCTGCCGGACGCCGAGTTCGACGCGCTGGTGATCTACACGATGATCGAGAAGGGGGAGTGAGCGTTCCAATGGGCGCAGTCGAAATCTACAACACCGAATACAACCTCGTGCAGTTCCGAACGGAAGATCAGGCAACAGCCGACGCGCTGGTAGCGTGGGCAAAGAAGGCCGATCCGGACGCCAAGATAACGTTGCTGCCAATGCAGGATCATGTCCTCGGCCGCGCGCAGACTGCCATTGGCGCCTCTGGAAAGCACGATTTCGAAGAGCGTTTCGCCAAGGCGCTGCGGGCCTACATCGCTCGGGAGGCGCCGTGATGTCGTTCTCATTTACACCACCTACGACACTGGCGATCGGCCAGAGGTGCGATGCCTTCAACGACGCCCCATTTCTCGGCGAGGGCATGCGGCTGGTGGCGGACGCCAAGCATGCGCCGGTCATCTGGGCGCTGTTCCGCAACCCGACGCCGCGGGAAATCCGCTGCGCCGGCGCGGACAGCGGCACCAAGCTGAAGCTCGCGCTGGTGCCGGGCGGGCGCCACACGATGTTCTGGCTGATGGACTTGCCGGGAGTGACCGAGGGATGGGCGGACATGCCGTTCAGCCGCGGGCTGCTGCCGCCGGGCTTGCGGCCGAACATCCCGCGGACGCCGAAGCAGGGCTATCTCTGCACGCTGGTGCTGCTGGACGCCGACACGCGCATTGTCCACGCCCTGCGGATGTTCTCGGTCTCGCCCAAGTTCTCCGAGACGTTCGACCAGCTCTGCACCGAGCAGCTTGCGAGGCTCGAGACTTTCAGCCCGGAGGCGCACGATGCGGAGATCCAGGCTGCCTATCGGAAGTGGCCGCGGGCTGACGCCATGCTGAAGCACGCGGTGATTGTCGAGACCGCCGGCATCAAGGAGACGTTCGGTTGACGGACGCGGAGTTCACAGAAGCCGAAGGGAAGCACGACATGAGCGTTCCGAAAACCATCACCGAGCTTTACGCCTGGATTTGCACCGAAGAAGACGGCAGCGAGGGTCTGTGTGCGCAGTCCATGCTGATCGAGGGCTACGAGACGCTGGTTCCATTCATCGGGGCCGACATGGAGAGGGTGCAGAAATTGCGACCGTTCGCCGCCACCATCGCGCATGAAACCGGAAAGCCAATCCGGCTTGTTCGGTTCTCGATAGTCGGGACCATGGAAACGGCGCTATGACCGAGCCACCAAACTGGACCGGAGAGTTTCGGACGGACGGCGTGCGCGTCGAGCTTGTGCCGGTCAAGACCTCATCGGGCAACGAGAGCTGGATCGTCACGGCGCCCGGGCGGCTCCCCATTTTGTTGTGCCCGTGCTGTGACCGGACGATGCAGAGCCAGCACGCGGCGAAACTGGTGGCGGACGAGGTGTTCCCGTTCAAGCCTGGAGAGGGCGCCTCCGCCTAAACGATTGAGGCCTTCCACCCGCGACGACTGAACAGCGCCCGCAGCTCGTCCGAGGACCTCCGGAGGCAATGCTTCCGGAGGATCGGCGCAGCTTCCACGCACACGCCATTTTCCACGATGATGCCTGCAACGAATGTTGGCGCGACAACACGCACCAGCGTAGTAATCCGGGCATCAACAAGGCGGTGTGACATGGGCATTCCCATCGGCGGAACGGTTGACCTTTCACTCGCGCCGGTGACCGGCACACTCGGGGCGGTCGGAAACGGCTCGCCGTTCCAGCCCGCGCCGGGCGAATTCAATCTCCTGATCTACGGGACTTTCGTCGCGACAATCGTAGTCGAGAAGACATCAAACGCCGGGACGACCTACGTGCCGCTATCCATCGACCTGTACGGCACGGCAATCAGCCTGACAGGCCCGGTGGCGCTGCAGCTCAACGACGAGGAGCAGGGCAACTCCTATCGCATCCGGACGACGGCGTGGACGTCCGGCACTGTCAGCTATCGGTGGTCGCAGTGACGGCCGCGGCCATTGCGGCTGCCGTTTTCCCACACGTCCGTCCGAATTTAGAGGCCAGGACATCGTCAAACGCTTTCCCGCTGACGTCCCAGCTTCTGCCGGCCTTCACGTTCACTCGCCCGAGCGCGGCTCACGCGCTGAATGCCAAAGGTGCCCTGGTGGAGTGCGCGACCGACATTCCGGCCTTCGAGCACAGTCCCACGACCAACGTGCCGCGGGGAATCGCGATCTTTGGCGTGATCACCAATCTCAATCCCAACCCGAGAGCGGAGGCCGCTGCGGCCGGCAGTCCGGGGACACTTCCGGCAGGGTGGTCCGTGAGCACGCTGCCCAGCGGCATCACCAGGACCGTGGTCGGCGCAACCTCCGAGGACGGCATCGAGTGCCTCGATGTTCGCTTTTCCGGGACACCAGGATCGACGCTCGCGACCAGCATCCACTTTATGACCAACACGGGGGCTACGCCGGGTCAGGGGTTTACCGGGGCGTTCAATGCAAAGATAAGCGCCGGGTCGGCCACGAACCTCGCATTTCAGCAGAAGCTGGTGACGCGGCAGGCCAACCAGTCCGGCGTCGATGTCGTTACACCCGCCGTCGTCCTGACATCGGGGCGGCTGTCGGCACAGCGATTTTCCGCCAACATTGCAAACGCCGGCGCGCTGACGGCGTTCGTCCAGGGCGGCATGAACATAGTTTTCACCTCAAGCATGCCGGTGGACGTGACGCTGCGTATCGGCGGCACAACGTTGACGCAGACATCGTTCACGCCGCCGATTATTCTTCCGCCGGCGTTTCCTGATGTCGGGAACGGACAAATTTCGGTGCGCGGCATTGAGCTCCTGCGCCTGTCCAACGCGATGATGGCGCGGTTCGGAGACGCGACCAGGGGAACGATCGTCATCGACGCTGTCATGTGGCGCTCGATAGCGTCCAGCAATCTGGCGCGTGTGGTGCAGTTGAATGATGGCACCGTGAACAACACGATTGACCTGTATGTCACAGGGGCCACTGTCGCCGCGCAGGTGGCAATAGCCGCCGTGCAGCAGGGAGTGACGCCTGGCTATGCTCCTCTTGTGGGCGAGCGCGCTAGGTACGTTCTGCGCTGGAGGCCCGGGGTGGTCCGTCACGCGGCAAACGGCAACCTGTATGGCGAGATCACCACAACGCTGCCGAGCATCACGCAGGTCTGGTTCGGGAACCGCCCGGACGGGCAGCGCCCGCTGAACTGCAACATCGAGCGAGTGGCGATCTACCCTGACGACATCAGCAACGAGAGGATGCAGACCGTGTCGGTTCTTGGAGCACCCCTATGACGACATATTTCGATTTCCGCTTTCGCTTCCTGGCGACGCCGGAGGCGATGGCAACCGCCCTCGGGGCGCTCGAAGCCCTACGCGAAGCCGGCGCCTGGGTCGGCTCCAATGGAGCGCCGATGAACATGCTGGGGGAGCCGATCCCCGGCATGCCGGGGGTCAACGGGAAGCTGGGCTGCGCCGCCTACTCATATCTCGAAGAGGGCGTTGGCCCGCTGATCACGGTCCCGGCTGTTGGCGACCCGAATTATTACTACGTTGCCATCCGCACCACCGTGGATCCGTCGACGGTGCCGCCGGGGCTGCCCGAAGAATTCGGGCTCGAGGCTGTCGATGCCGCGACGAGCGCCGCCGTGCTTGGCGTGTGGGCGTAGGTTGGACTAAACAGACCGACATCGAGACAAGCCTGCTATTTTAGGGCGTGGGCCGACTATCGGATTTTTGGAACAATCCAATGCGAAGCGAGCTCCTTGACGTTGTGGCGTGTGTTGCCAACCCGGTGCGAGAAAAGGCGCGCATAGCTCTGGCGCTGCCGTTCATTGACCACATGATCGCATCCGGGGTGCGGCTTACCATTGTCGAATGCGCTTATGGTGAGCGACCATTCGATCTGGTGCCGTCCACGCCAGCGGCATTCACCCACATCGGCGTGCGCGCTGCCGGCAACACGCTGATGTGGAACAAGGAGAGCCTGCTGCAGATCGGCCTGGAGAGGCTGCCGGACGACGCGAAATACGTCTGCTTCTGGGACGCGGACGTTCATTGCCGAAATCCAGATTGGGCGGCGGAGGTCGTGCATGCGCTGCAGCACCACGAGGTCGTGCAACCGTGGTCGAACTGCCTTGATATGGGATCGCACGGCGAAGTGCTGGAGGTGCATACGGCGCTGTTCCGGCTGTATCGCGAGGGGCATCAGATCGTGCAGGGGCCGAACGTTGGGCGGGTGCCCTACAAGTTCGGCCATCCGGGTTTCGGCCTGGCCTTCACCATGCGCGCTCTCGACCGGCTTGGCGGGCTGATCACCACGGCGGCGCTAGGTGCTGCCGATCATCACCAGTGCATGGCGCTGCTGTCGCGTGTTGAGGACAGCATCCCGCGTGCGATGACGGCGGGCTACAAGGCGCCGCTGCGGGCGTGGCAGGCCCGCGCCGATCGGTTCATCCACAAAAATGTGTCGTTCATTCACAACGTGATAGAGCACGGCTTTCACGGCGAAAAGGCAGCCCGCGCCTACGTGTCTCGCTGGGACATCCTCATCAAGAACGGCTTCGATCCAGCCTGGGACATCAAGCGGAACAGGTATGGCGTCCTGGAGCTCGCTGGCAACAAGCCGGAGTTGCGCCACGAGATTGATCTCTATTTCCGCAGACGAGACGGGGATCGCCCCTCGACGGCGATCGCCTGATGGCCGTCGACACAGAGGGGTGGCGGACCTGCCCGATCGGATCATGCCAGCGACATGGCGCGTGCATGTACCAGCCATGCCGGAATTGGGCGCTGCCGGCGGACGCCCCGCCGCCGGTCGACCTGATCACCGCGGCGCTGCGGGCCGCCACCGAAGCAATCTACGTCGGGGGCGGAACAGGCGATCCTGACCTGTTGGCGCTGGCCGAGCAGTTCGCGGCGCTGGATGCGCGCACGGCCGTCGTGGCGTTCCTGCGGGCGCTGCCGGCCCGCTTCCCGCTGCCCAGCCGCACGGGATCGGGCTGCAGTGTGTGGGGCGCCACCGAGGGCTGGCACGCGATGCTCGCCGACGCCGTGGCGCGGTTGCCGGAAATACCCCCCAACTCCAAATAGGCCGGCTACAGCAGCCAGAGCATCCGACACAGGTGGACGGCGGGCCCCGGCTGGATCGACAGCACGCGCCGGGCCTCCAGCTCGCAGACCACCTGCCGGCGGTGCAGCTCGGCCGCCAGCACGTTCCGGCCGGCCATGACCATGGCGAACCCGGTGGGCAGCAGCACCGCCAGCAGAACCAGCCAGCGGCGCAGGCTCACTGCAAAGCGTCCCACACGGCTTCTGCGCCCACGCCCAGCGCCCGCGCCATCCGCATCAGCTCAACCGCCTGCAGGCGCCGGGTGCCGTGCAGGGTCTTGCTGAACTTGACCGGATCCAGGCCGATCGCGTCGGCAAGCGCCCGCCGGGAGCCAAAGCCCGCGGAGTTCAGCAGGCCAGCGAGAACTTTCGTGGTCATAACACTTCCTTTCGCCATGCGATTTCATCCGCGATCAGCTTCGCCACGGTTTCGTCGTCGACGTTCATGGCGAGCCCGATGGCGTGCCGGTCCTTCGCCGCGGTCCGGTACTTGCCGGTCAGGATTTGGCTTAGCTTCGTCGTGCTGAAGCCGGCAGCCGCGGCGAGCTCCCGCTGATTGTTGAGGCCGGCTGATCGTAGCGCCGAGGTGAATGCCCACGAGCGCATCACGCCGCCGCCAGTGCGCACCGCAGCGAGCAGAACACGGCCGGCCCCGCGTAGGGCTTGGCGCAATGGTCGCACTTGCGCTCGGGGTGCCCCTCGACCCGGTAGCGGCTATCCCAGCCGCAGGTCGGGCAGATCGCGAAGCTGGAACGAATGCGGCCGCGGCGGTCGCTGAGTGCCGTGACGTGCAGGGTATCCTGGCAGATCGGGCAATAACTCACGGCACCGGCTTCTTTTTGCGCCGCCGGGGGCGGTGCACGGGCTGGGATGGCTGGCGCGGCCGGATCGCTCGCGGCAGCGGGTGGGAGGGGTCCGAGCACGTCGGGCAGGTGCGCGGGTGGCCCGGCGGATCGGGGTCGTCAAAGGACGCGCAGCAGCACTCGCACAGCGCGCCATTGAGGATCAGGTCGGCAATCTCGCCCATGCGCCCTCACAACAGAATTGCCCCGCGCCGCCCAGGAGCCACCGAAGGGCGGCGCGGGAGCCAGATCAGCGAGCCCACCTTGGCCGGACACGCTCGACTGACCCGGCTACGGCAGTCACGCACAGGGCGTTCTTCCACCGGCAAAAGAGGGGTCGCGGCGCCCCTTTCTGGACGACGCCACGACCCAGCAGCCACACCCCAGGCGTCGGCCGCATCACAAAGCCCGCGCGATCTGCCACAGCAGCAGCCAAAGGGCTGTCGAGAGGGCGGAGATCAGCAGCAGGCAGAGCCAAACCGGGAACGGCATTTCGCTTTTCCCGTGATAACTTCCCCTTACCGCGGCTTATTCACTTCGGCCGCAATCATCGGCACAGAGGACGGCAGGGTCAGCGCGGTCATCTTGCCGAGCTCGCCACCGATCATGCTGCCGAGCACTTCGTCGCTGACGCCGAGCCGGTCGATGGTGTCGGGCATCCGCCCCTTGAGCATCCGGACCGCGCTGACGATCATCGCCTGCTTGACCGCCTGACCGTCCTGCCGACCGGAGACCGGCATGCAGGCCAGGGTGTCGTGGATGGTGCCGGCCAGCCGGCCAGCCCCGCCGACAACGCGCGCCAGCAGCTCGTTGTGGGTGCGCTCGCGGAGGTAGCCGGCGGCCAGGGCGAGCGCCCAGCTCGCCAGCGTGGACACCACCAGGCCGGCCGGGACCGCCAGGGCGTCGACGACTTCGGTAATCATTACGCGCGTTCCTCGAAGTGAACGGTGGTGGTGTCGCCGAGCCCAGCCAGAAAGGTGGCGTGGTGCAGGGCGATCAGCGAGCAGCGGTCAACACCGTTGACGATACGGCGGGCCTGCGTCGGGTTGTCAGTCATTGCGTTGAAGTATTGTTTGAGACAATGGCCAGTAAAGTCGCCGTCACGCATGCCGTCGAGCAGGATCGCAGCGGCATGCTTCGGCCGCATGACCAGCTCCGGATTGCGCACAAAATCGACGCCCAGCTTCTTGGACTGACGCTCGTAATTGGCTTTCCACGTCAGTTGAACAAAGCCCCGGCCGTAGTAGGTCTGATGGGTGGTGATGTCGGGGAGGCCGTAGGGCCGGCCGCGGCCATGCCCAACCTCCTCGATCGGCTCCATGGTGTGGTCGGTCTCGTGGTAGGTCGTCGCCAGGGCGTAGGCCAGCCACGCAATGGGCTTGCGGCTGTAAAACGCGTCCCAGTGATCCAGGATGGCGTCGGTGCCGTCCACCGTCCCCTGGGTCAGATGGCCGCTGAACAGGCAGCGGCGCATCTGGGCGAACAGGGCCTGTCGGTCAATCATGGGGCACCCCCTCGGAAACGCCACTAGAGGCCCCTACAGGCCCTCCGGGCTCCGGTGGCTCCACCCCACTGGAAATGTCGCCAGGGGCCTCTGGCGGCCCCACGGGGCTGGCAGGGAGACCTTCCAGGATCACGCCAAGGTATTGCATCTTGGACCCGCGCCGCCCCACGGTCCGCCATTGCCGGATGACTTTCGCATTCATCCGGCGCGCCACCTCCTGCAGTGCGGCATCGACGATCTGGTCCTGCCGGCGATGGGAGCCGAGCACCGTCCGCCGCAGGCCGGTCAGCGCCGCCAGGGCCGCGGAAAGGCTGCACATTTGCATCGCGAGCGCATTGCCCTCGGTGATCGTCAGGCCGACCAGCTCGCCGGGAGAGACGCGCCGCCGGGCCGCGATGATGGTCGCCTGCGCCCAGGGACAGCCGTAGGCGTCGATGTCGAAGATGTTGTAATTGCTCAGATCAATGGCGCGCATGACGCGCTCGTTCGGCGCGGCAAAGGCCAGCCGGTCGGCCGGCCAGTAGGCCTTGAGGTCGCAGCCCACGTAGTCGGCGGCCTCGCGCCAGATGTTCGCGTGCATCTTGCCGGCCCCGGCAAAGGCGTCGAACACCGCCGCCCGCCCGGGGCCGATGGCTTCCAGCACCAGCCGCCGGATTTGCACCTTGGCGGTCGCCGCGGAGCTGGCGTTGTCGCGGCTCTCGGCCAACGCGACCTCGTGGCCCATGCGGCTCACGGCGGGAACCCCAGCACCCGCCGGGTTTCCTCGGCGACGTGGACGTTCATCTCGATGCCCGCCGGCACCGCCCGGTAGCCGGGGAATTTTTGCTGGTAGAAGGCGTCCATGGCTTGCGCCTCGGCGGCGATCGCCGCCTGCAGGTCCGCGCGGCTGAAAAGCTCCAGGTCGAGCAGCACCTTGGCGAGTGCGGTGATCTCCACCCGCATCAACAGCCGGGCTTCCTCGAGGTCGCGCATCGCGGCCATGCCGGGCGCATCGCGCTCCAGGCTGCCGAGATGCCAGGCCGCCAGCACGCCGCGCCACTTGCACAACGTTTCCAACGCCTGCCGCCACGGCTCCATCATGTCAGCCCCTCGCCGCGCTTCGTGATCCCGACGTCCGCCGTCACGTCGGAGTGCTCGGCCAGCAGCACGCGGACCCGGTCGAGCACGAGCGCCTGCTTCGCCAGGGGGCCGGTGACCGAAATCCAGAAATCATCCCGGACCTGCCCGGTCGCGACTTCGCGGACTTCGAGCGTCTCGCCCAGGCCGCCGAACAGCTTGGACGCCTCCGCCTCGGAAAAGCCCGTGGCGAAGCGGTCCGCCGGCGCCACCTCGCGCAGCAGCTCGGCCACCATCTCGGCGTCGTCGGTCGACAGGTCGCCCAGCCGGTTGTCGGACAGCATCACCCGGTCGGCGGTGGCCTGGTCGACGTCCCACAGCACCGCGGACACATCCGGCCAGCCCAGCCGGGTCGCCGCTTGCACGATGCCGTGGCCGGCCACGATCTGCATGTTCAGCCGGCGCACCAGCACCGGCTTGTGCTGACCATCCGCCCGCAGGCTCGCCATCAGCCGGTTGATCTGATCCTCGGAATGCCGGCGCGGGTTGCGCGGGTTGCCGATCAGCCGGGAGATCGGCACCGTCTCCAGCGTGGGTTTCATGCCGCTTGCGCCGCCTGCGCCGCCAGCGCCACCCAATCCCGGACTTTCTGCGGCGAGCCCCAGGTGTGCGGCGGCAGGTTGTGGTGCATCCACATCGCCAGCCGGGGCATTTGCTCGCGGAGCTCGGCATCGGCGAGCACCACCGACCATGTCCAGTCGTTGGCGAGGATCGCGGCCAACGGGTGGGCCAACGGCGGCGCCTGGCCGCGGAGCAGGTAGGCGCCAAGCATGTCGGCCAGCTCGGGGGCGGGCATGCCGCCCCACTGGATGTTTTCGACGCGCATCAGGCGTGCCCGACCACCGGCTTGAGGTCGAGCCGGGCGGCGGCCTCGATCCCCATGCTCAGCGTGACGGCGGTGATGTAGGCCCGATGCGGGTTGCCGCCGGAGGCCACCAAGCACGCCCGGTAGGCCGTCTCGCCCAGGCAAGCGAGCCATTCGTTGGTGTCTGTGCCGGCCGGGGTGGCGGCGCCGATCGCCTTCCAGAGCGCCTCGGCCAGCTTGTCGATCGGCTCGCCATCGGCCTTTTTCGGCAGCGGCGGCAGGGGCAGGTCGATCACATCCGGCATGCCGAGCTCCCGATGGCTGCGGCGGCGAGAACGATCACGACCAGGAACAGCGCGCCCAGGGCAACTGCGCTGCCGAGCAGGCGCGTCAGCATGCGATCTGAGGCGCGGTCCGCGGCGGCGTACGGGTCTTCGTCGGGATCGTAGGCCTTCATGGCGTGGGGGCTCCTTGCCGCATGGCATCGAGGATGGCGGGAGGCAGCGCGCCGCCGCGCCGCTGCATGCCGGGGCGCGTCGGCTCTTTGCGGAGTGGTGGCGGGTCGGGCACGAGGTGGAGATTTTCCGGCGCGTGCTTCTCGACCAGGCCGCGCAGGAGGGTCAGGCAAACCGTGATGCTGCCAGGGGGCGGATCGCTGCCGTCAGACATCGGCGCCAGGATCCCGCGAACACTCTGGGCCACGTTCTCGGCGTCGCGCCAGTCGGCCTGCACGGCGGCGGCACCTCCACCCACGAGCAGCCAAGCGCCATGGGCGTGGTGCTTCAGCAGCCCGAGCATGTGATCGCGGCCTGAGACGTTCCGCGGCCCGCCGGCATTGGCGAACCCCTCGGCCTCGTGCTTGTGGAAACGCTTCAGCCACAGCGTTTCCACGGCGGTGAGCTGCAGCCGGCGGTCGCCGGCGGGCGCCGGCAGGGCGCGGGTGGTGTCCTGCAGCTCGCGATACCAGGCCGAGAGCGCGGCCGAGAGCTCCGCGAACGACGGGAAGAATTTGAACTGCGGGGCGATGCTGGCGAGGCTCGCCGCGCAGAAGGCGTCGGTGTGGTGCTCCAGCAGGGAGGCGTAGAGGGCGATCTTTTCCCGCATCGCCCGGTCATCGGCGCCAACGTGGGTCAACTGCGCGAGGTCGGCCAGCCAGGCCGAGATGTGCCGGAGCCGGTCTTTGGGGGTCATTGGAGCATCCTTGGGGCTTGTTCGGTGGCGGCCGTGCTCTCGCCCTCGTCGTCGTCATCGAGGTGCATCGCCGCATCGCCGTAGCTGGGGAGCCCCCAATCCTCCCGGATCCGCGAGATGACGTTGCCGCGGGCGTTGGAGCGCTTGCCGCGCTGGCACGCGCTGACAAGCCAGCCCTCCGGGTCAATAGGTTTAGTTTCCTCGGCGTCGATCAGAATGGCCATGAGGCGGGCGCAGTCGTCGTCGAGCAGCTTGAGCAGCCGGCCGAGCAGCCCTCTCGCCTTGCGGGGAGGCAGGCCGGTCAGGGCTTGGACGATCGGCGTCCCGTCCTGCCAAAGCTGAAGTCTGACCCCCCCTTTCACGACCCCATCGGGCGCACTCTGCGCCACACCGTTAGGTGTGATTCTTCTACTGGAGAGTCCTTGGAGAGTTGGGGTGACACTGGTGTCACCCTTTACGGTCGTATTTGTCACCCTTTCTCCCGGCAAAAGGTGACAGCGTGTCACCCTTTCCGGCGTAGCTTTTGTTGCTGACGTGCGCGTCATCTGAAGTTGATATTCGGACGAATGACCGCGCCCGGTTCCTCGCTCAACCGCAACGAAACCAGCCGCCTCAAGATCGGATATCGCGCGCTGAACCGACCGCTTCGAGGTCCGAAGCTCGCGCGCCAGCCGGGCCAGTGTTGGGAAACACTTCCCATCGTGGTCGGCATATTTGGCGAGAATGACCAGCAGCAGCCGGGTGAAAGTGGTCAGCCCTTCGTCGGTCAGGTTCAGCGCCCAGAGCAACGGCGCCCAGCCATTGACGCGGCCGGTCATGGCCCACCCCAGGCGGCGCAGGCCACGAACGAGACCACGAGGGCGGCGGGCGAACGGTCCTCGCGGTGGAGCACCTGAACCGCGCAATCGCGTCGGCCACTGGCGACCAGCGCGCGGCAGATCGCCACCAAGGGGTTGGGACCGACGTGGCTCAGCCGGCCGCAGGTGATCCGGTCGCCGTGCAGCAGGGCTACGACCGACCGGATGGGGGAGGCCAGCGGGACGGTCCCACTGTGGCGGTTGACCCGCCCGGCCAGGAAGGTTCCGGGGGTCATGCAGCTCGGACACGCCGCCCCCGCAGCAGCAGGCAGCCGTAGATCCAGGTGACCCGGGCGTCCGCTTCGTCATCGCCAAGCCCCGTCCATCCCTGCCGGGCGCACCAGGCTATGACGTGGTCTTTGGCAGTTCCGGTTGGAAATCGGCCTCTCCCCATGACGCGCGCCCGAATGGTCGTCGAGCTCTCGTCGGCAAACGGAATGCGCAGGCGAAAACAGGTGCTTTCGGCGTGGTACGAGAGTCCCTGCAGCAGCGAGGCGCTGGTCTGCCGCTTTTCGAAAAGCGGGCGCTCGGCGATCACCCAGCCCGGCTGGTAGGCGGAGCACGCAGCCTCGAGCTCGGACACAAGGGCGCAGAAAGCGCGCCCAAGGTTGTCGAGGCCGGGCAAGTGCCAGACGCCAGATATCGGCTCCCGGTCGTTGATCCCGCCGTACGCCCATCCCGTCGTGCGGCTGAGATCGAGCGCCAGGACCCCGCCAGGCCCGGGTCCGCTCACATGGGGAGTCCGGCATTCCCCCCGGCCGCCTTGCGTCCGCGCTTCTTCGGTGGGGCGGCCATCTCTTTCGCGATCTTGGCTTGCCCGCGGCGATAGCCGGTGTCCCATGCGCCGTAGAGCTCTGTGCCGACCGTGTGCGGATTTTCGTCACGGTCGCCGCCGCGCAGCCCGACTTTGTAGCCGGCGCCGTCAGCTTCCCAAGCGTTGTGCGTGGCGGCTGCGTCTTCGGAAACTTCCACCGACGTGAACAACTCGGCCTGGACGACAGGGATGTTGAGCAGCGCGAGGATGCGGATGCGATCGCGCATGTCGCCGCGCAGACGATCGGGGTCGCGGCTGCGATCCTTCAGGCTGACGGCCAGCATCTTGCTGTTGCAGCCATCGCTTTTCGCCGCCTTGAGCCGGCCCTTGTACTCGGCCTGGGCCTCCTTCATCGCTTCCAGCGCGTCGGAGCACGCCCGGATGTGATGTTGGTAGGTTTCGTCAGTTACGTTCGAGAGCGCGGCGGCGAGGCTTTTGGCCATTTGGAACTCCAAGAAAGCTCTGCGTGGAGTGCGGCACCGAACGCAGGATCGCCTCGACGGTGAGATCCAACTTGCACTTCGCGGCCAACGCCGAGAGTTGGAGCGCCCGACCCGGCGGGATTCCATCCAGTCGCCACGAGCTGACCGTCGATGGCGCCGTTCCGAGCGCCTGCGCGAGCGCCGACGTTCCCCCGAACAGGTCCACGATCGAATTGACTGTCATCTCGGAAGGTTTAGCCATTTTCCCCGTTCGCGTCGGTCGCCGGCACAGGACACTTTCTAGTCGCGCAAATACCTTCACATCAAGCGAAAGTGAAGATTATTACATTTCGAATTACGGGTAAGGCGAAATGGGGCCGTTTCCAGAACGTTGCATGCCACTTGTCATGTCACCCGATAGATTGACTTCGGGGAGCCGGAAATCAACTCTTGAAAGCCGTCTCCGAGAGGGCTTCATTCCGCGCAACATTGAAAGCGCCGGGAGATGGCACAAGACGTTGTTGAGCTGCGTTTGGAGACCCCAGACGGCCTGATCGTCTATCTCCTGGTCGACCGGCAGCGCGGCTTGCCGCCGCGCAGCGATCCACCGGACCCCGGACAGCCGCGCGAGGCCGAGTTGCTCCGGGTTTACTGCGAGGACGGAAAATTGCCGGACCGGGAAACGTCGCGCTGGGCCGAGACGTGGTTCGGCGAGAATTCGGACGCCGCCTTTGATGGCGCAGAAGTTTGATGCCCGGAACGATGCTGGGCGCGGGCATCTATTTCGGCGTCCCTGCGGACGTCTATCATTCCGATCCGTGTCCAGAACCGTCCCTCTCTCATTCGATCGCACGCACGATCGCAGGCCGCAGCGCCAAGCACGCGTGGCAAATCCACCCTCGCTTGAACGGCGAGTATCGGAGGGGTGCCCCAACCCAAGAGATGCAGGACGGTAGCTGCATACACGCATATGTGCTGGGCGGTCACGAGGATTTAATAATCACAGTTGACGCCGAGGATTGGCGCACCAAGGCCGCGCAAGAAATCCGCGACACCGCACTCGCCGAGGGAAAAATAGCCGTCCTGAAGAGGCGTATCCCAGGACTCCAGGCTGCCGGCGAAGCGGCTTGCAAGGCGTTGAAAGAACACGAAGATAGCTCGGAAATATTCGCCTTAGCCGAAAAGGAGGCGACGGTTATTTGGCAGGAGGGCGGCATCTATTGCCGCAGCCGGGTGGACCTCCTGCCGAACGATCCAGCGGCCACGGTTTACGACTTCAAGTTCACCACCAAGAGCGCCGCACCCGCCGATTACGAGAAAACGGTCTGGAGCACGCTGGCCACCCAGGCGGTGTTCTACAGCCGTGGGTTGGAGGCGGCCCGGCAGGTCAGGCCGCGCGGATTCAAGTTCATCGCCTGCGAGATGTCGCCGCCGTACGGCGCCGCGGTGTTCGAGATCGGAAACGATCTGTGGGCGTATGCAGAGGACCAGATCGAGACCGCCATCATCCAGTGGGCGACGTCGATCGAGAGCGGATCGTGGCGGAGCTACCCGCGCCGCACCGTCACCGTGGGCCTGCCGGGGTGGTTGGCGAACCGCTGGGAAAACGAGCAGACGCTCACCCAGATCGGTCGCCGCGCCTCGATGGAGCGCGTGGAAGCCGTCGCCGGCGTCGCCAAGCGGCTCGGGAAGCCGCTGTCATGAGCAAGTACGGTGACACGCCGGAAGCCGCCAAGGCCGAGATCGCCGACCTCAAGCGCCATCTCGCCCAAGCCCGCCTCGACCGCGACCGGCTGGAGGCGCAGCTCGCCCGCGTCCTGGCGCAAGTGGCGGCACTGCAGCGGCGGAGGATCGCTGCATGACCATCACTTGGGAGCCGGCCCGGCGTGACGGATTTGGCCTGTTCATCGCGTTGGCCGGGGGGTCGCGGTCGGGCAAGACCTTCAGCGCCCTGGAGCTCGCGACTGGCATCGCCGGGCCGCGCGGGAAGATCGCCGCGGTCGACACCGAGAGCAAAAGGATGAGCCACTACAGCTCCCAGTTCACGTTCCATCGCGCCAGCATGGATCCGCCGTTCTCGCCTGACCGCTTCGCCGAACATGCGTTGAGCGCGGAAACGGCCGGCTTCTCGGTCCTCGTGATCGACAGCTTCTCGCTCGAATGGGCTGGCGAGGGCGGCGTGCTCGACTGGCACGAGCGTGAGCTGCAGAAGATGGTCCCGAGCGGCAACGAGACCGAGCGGAAGAAGAAAAGCCGCACCGCCTGGATCAAACCCAAGGCGGCGCACAAGGCGATGATGAATAGTCTGCTGCAACGGAAGATACCGATCATCTTTTGCCTGCGCGCCGAAGAAAAATTCGACGAATTCTTTCGTCCGTTGGGGTGGGTGCCGCAGCAGGACAAGCGATTTATTTTTGAGTGGACCGTGTCGCTGACGCTTTCGCCGGCCCGACCCGGTGAGCCCGATTACGACCTGCCCCACAAGCTGCAGGACCAGCACCGCCCGCTGTTCCCCGAGGGCCAGAAGCTCACGGCCGCCGCCGGCGCCGCGCTGTGGGCGTGGGCGTGCGGCGACTTGCCGGCGCCCCCGGCGCGCGAGCCCGAGGATGGCGAGGAGAAGGTGCGCCAGATGCACGCCAACGCCGGAGATCGTGCGGTGCTGTTCGTCGCCGAACTCAAGGACGCGATCGCCAAGGCCGGGACCAGGCCGGCGCTCAACGCCCTGCTCGACCAGAAAGCCGTGCGCGCCCGGCTCGACCGGCTGGTTGAGGCGCACCCGGACAAGCACCGCGAGGTCATGGAGGCCGTCCAAATCCGCACCGCAGACCTTGCCGCGAACGAAATGACGCAGGAAGAGGATGTGCCGGCATGATCGACCTCAACTTGCACTCGACGCTGCGGCTCGCGATCGACGAAGCCGAGACCTTACTCGAAGCGCGCAGCGCCCGCGACAAGGTGACGGAGCTCGGCCTCAACGCAAGCGAGCACGGCGACCGGGCGGCCTGGGGTGGGCTTTTCGTGCGCGCCTGCTTCCGCCTGGGCGAATTGAGCCGAGCGTTGCCAAAGGCGCACCGGCTTGGCGCGCGGGGCGGCATCAAGATGCCAGCGAGCGGCAAGTCGAAAGCCATGTGTCTCGCCGAAGCCGGCATTCAAGCCAACATGGCATCCGAGTACGAGCGCCTGGTTGGCCGCGCCCCTGCAGCCTCCGCGACAGCGAGGGCCACGCTGGAAACCTACCTGGCGCAGACCCGGGCTGCCGGCCGCATCCCCCGGCTGTCCGGCCTGCGCGCCGCGATCAATCTCAGCCAAGCGCGCCCACTGCCGCGAGGAAAGCCCTGACCTCCTGAAATTCAACGCTACCGAACTCGTAAATACCGTGAGATAGATGCCGTGGCGGAAATTCCGCCGTAGGAGCCACCCGATGGCTGCGAAGAAAAAAGAAGAAGAACAGGCCCAGATTGTCGTTGAGCCGCTCGAAATCGGCGAGATGAAGTTTCACCTCATCGGAAATTCGCCGTTCATCTTCAACACGATGAGCGAGAAGGTGAAAATCTATCTGTTGATCCCGCCGCCTGGGAAGAAGACTGCCGCGGACAAGGCGGCCACCCTCAAGCACGACCCGGAGCAGGAGTTTCGGGACAGCGCCTCGCGGAACCTCGGCAACACCTGCGCCACCCGTCTCTGCCACCCGACGCCCGCCTTCAAGAACGCCATCGCCTCGGCCGCGCTCGACATGCCAGGCGCCGCCAAGACGGAGATCGGCCGGCTGAGTTGGGTCACGGGATACGCCGTCGACATCTACGGGATCCCGAAGTTGCTGATGAGCGTCGTGAAGATGAACAACGCAGCCAGGACGCCCGATGTCCGGACGCGGGCAATCCTCATGGAATGGGCTTGCAGTTTCACGATCCAGTTTGCGAGGCCGAAACTGACGGCTCAAGCTATGACCAACCTCGCCGTTGCCGCCGGCATGATCCGTGGCGTCGGCGATTTTCGCCAGGAGAAGGGCAAGGGCAGCTTCGGGCGCTTCCAGGTCGTTGGGCCTGACAACCCCGACTACAAGCGGATCGTCGCCACCGGCGGCCGGGCAGTGCAGGACGCCGCCCTTGAAGAGTGCGAGCCGGCTGACGACGAAAGCGAACGGCTGTTGAGCCGCTACAAAATCGAGGCCGCCCGCCTCGGTCGCGAGCCGGTGCGCCGCCCGCCCCCCGTCGAGAAGATTGCCAAGAAGAACGTCGCCGCCGGCGCTGCCGTCGCCAAGCGCCAGGCCGCCAAGCGCAACGGCACAGGAGCACGCAAATGAATTTCCCCCAGGAGCTTTTCGAGATCATCGAGCACAACGGCGGGGAGATCACACCGAAACTGATCGTTGAGGCGGCCAGGGGGCCGGACTCTCCGTTGCACGCGGCATTCGAGTGGGACGACAGCAAGGCGGCCGAATGTTGGCGCGAGAGGTGCGCGCGGGACATCCTCGTCAGCTCAACGCGGTGAGCGCCCGGTTGGAGGTGCTTGCCCTCGCCGACAAGCACAAGGGGAGACTGACCCCGGACATGCTTGTGGCTGCGGCCAGGAAACCGTCATCGGCGTTGCACCGGCGGTTTGAGTGGGACGACACGATTGCCGGGCAGAAATACCGGCTTTACCAGGCGCGGCTGATTATCAACGTGGTTGTCACGCCGTCGATCGCCGGCAAGACCACTGTTGCGATCCCGGTTTTCGTCAGGAACCCGGGTATGGCATACAACGTGCAGGGATATATCGCGGTCGAGCATCTGGCCGCGGACCCGGAAGCTGCGATGGAGAGCGTCAATGCCGAGTTCTCGCGGGTGCTGCAGGGCTTGATGCGGGCGAGGCATCTGGCTGTGGCGCTCGGCTTCGCCGGGGACATTGACCGACTGATGGAAGATGTGCGCAAGCTCGCGGGCCGGATCCCGTCGCCCCCCAAACGCAAGGCGGCGTGAGCCGGTAGGATGTCGTGGAGCGGCTAGGCCAGGCGTGGCCGGGCAAGGCTTGGCGAGGCTCGGCACGGCAGTCCACACGCGGCCTGGTAAGGCCCGGCGTGGCTCGGCACGGCAAGGCCCGGCTCGGCAAGGCACGGCCGTCTTGGCAAGGCATGGCTCGGCGCGGCGCGGCGGGGCATGGCGCGGCCGTCTACACCCGGCCAACAATGGACCGGAGAGGCATGGTGCGGCGCGGCCCGGTAGGGCCGTCCACATCGGGGCAGGCAGCACGAGCCTGCCCTTCGTGCCGAAAGACCAACGGATGTCACGGAGAGGCAGTCACGGCGCGGCAGGGTCGGGCAGGGCGCGGCCGGGCTTGGCTCGGCAGTCGTGGTACGGCACGGCTCGGTAGGGCGTGGCATGGTGCGGCAGTCCAGGCAAGGCGGGGCCAGGCACGGTGCGGCGAGGCCCGGCTTGGCAAGGCAAGGCCAGGCTCGGCCGTCAAGGCTCGGCTCGGCAAGGCGGGGCATGGCAGGGTAGGGCAGTCAAGGCTCGGCATGTCCTGGCGCGGCATGGCTCGGCTCGGCCGTCATGGCGAGGCCTGGCCGGGCAAGGAGTGGCTCGGCTCGGCGCGGCCCGGCCACCAGAGGCCACAGGTGCCGGCGGGGAGCGATCTTCGCCGGCACCGACCCCTATACGGGATACCCGCAATCAGGGCCTTGCCAAACTGTCATCAATGAAGGCAGCGTAACGGGCCGGCATGGGCCGGCAAAAGAAAGGGCCGGACCCCGAAGGACCCGGCCCTAACTTTGAGATGGAGGAAGAGGCGAGACCGAGAGGACCACACCCACAACCGATACCCAACTCATCTTCGATGCAGCGCCTTGGCGGGCGCGGGATCACGCTATGAATGACCCCAGCATCATAGAGAAATCGGCTGTCGTCAAGCTGCTTCGTTGCAGCATACGCGGGTGTGTGTCCTCTCGGTTTCGCCTCTCCCAGATCGGAGAGAAGAGATGCACATTTCGCCGAGACCGAAGCACCGCGCCGGCGCCACCAGTGAGGCCCCGCCGCCCGTAGATTTCAGCCCGGCCGAGATGCATCTGTGGCGGTGCCGCGCCTGGGAGGCCTTCCGCATCGGCGCCATCGACGGGGATCACTACGCCCTGATCTTGGCTCTGTCGGGGGGCATGGCCCTCGGGCTCCCTTACTTCCCCAGCCTCGCCAACATCGCCGAGATGGTCGGCCGCTCAAGAACCACCGTGCGCAATTGGTTGGGACGGCTGCAGGAGGTCGGGCTGCTGGTCATCATCCCCCGGAAGGTCCTGGTGCCGTGGCTGGGCAGCCGCAGGGGCGGCATGCAGGGGGTGCAGACCACCAACGCCTATCTGCCGCGCCTACCGGAGCCGGATGAGGTTTTCGTGCCGCGCCGCCGCAACTGTGAGACCGTCCAGCGGCCAGGACTCAAGGGTAGTTCTATTAAGAAGAAAGAAGAGGGAAATCAGCCTGTTGACAACTCGCGGACGCAACAACTGTCCCTGGATTGGGCGGGATCGCTGGCGCCATGGGAGAGGCGAGCCGCCTTGGATGCCAGAACCGCCTCGGTAGAGGCAAGGCTGGCAGCGGAATATGCCAGGAGGCGGGTGTTCTGACGCACAAGCCGCCAGCGTTTCACCAACATTTGGTTGAGTAAACAGGCCGCGGAAAGGCGGCAACGGGAGAGGTGTGGATGAGCGACGCCGCGGGGTGGCCACAGCCAATATCTGACATGACACCATCAGCTCAGGTAATGCTGGCCGAGCGCCGATTGAACTATTGCCGCGACATCAACAGCGATCGGAAGTATTTCGTTTTCCTATCAAAGATTGATGTGCTGGATAATCGTCAATACGACAACTGGCGGCTTTGGGTTCTCTTCAAGTTTAGGCAGCGCGCCATAGGTAAGGCCGCGTTTGAAATCGGGCTGCTTCTGCCAAACCACATCAGACCCGACCAAAGCATAGATAGGGCGGGGCTCCGGAAGGCTGCGCGCATGCAGGAAACCAAAACACTCAACAAGCACCTCGACGCGTTGGCCAAGGCCGGACCCACAGACTTCCGCGGCCTTGAAATGTGGCCCCACCCAATCCGGGGAACGTCCACCTAGCTATCTCGGGCAGTTAGGTAGGCCGTCTCAGCAAGCGCGAGATTCTCGGCCCCGGAATCTCACCCGGTGGGAGAGCCGCGCCCGGAGAGATTTGATCCAGATCAAGACTGCGTGATGACCTGAAGATCAGTCCGGGCGCGCAACTCCAAAGAGCGCAGAGTGCAACTGCGCTTTGTCAACCTACGGTTGACTTACTTCGATGGTAGCGCCGACAAAGGCCCGTCCCTCTCCTGGGGTCGCATCGGGTAAGCAACTTGGCGGCGGCGCACCCCTCCCTGGCGCCGCCGCTTCTTTGTCCGCCACCAGCTCGGCAGCGCCCTCGATGGTTTGCCCGTTTGCCATGGCGGTTTGCCCGGCCCGGCGGACCAGCTTCCCTGGTAGGCCGCGCGCCTCTCGCAGCCTGATCCTGGCGGCACCGTAGGCCTCCCGCGCCACGCTTCGGGGCAGGCTTGGCGCCACGGCGCCCACGGCCGCAACCGCCTGCAGCAAGGCCGCGAGATCGGCGGTCTCCACCGACACCAGGGCAGGTAAATCCTCCGGTTTGTCCGGTTGTCCCGGCGGTATGACCTGGGTTCCCGCGTCGATCGCGGCTTGGGTGTCGACCGCGCGCACCAGGAACTCGGCCATTGTTTCGTCCGCGCGGGTGGCACACGCTGCCATCTTCAGGCGCGTGGCGATCGGCACCGCCTTGATCGTCATCGGCTTTTCGGCTTTCGGCAGCTTGCCTTCGGTCATCGTTCATCTCCGGCCAAGGAAAACCCGTTTTACCATTGGTTTTACCAGATCCGAAATCGGGCAAACCGACTTCGTGTTGACCGGCAACGAAAGCATATGGCATTTCATTGCCTCTAAAGCGAAAGCAAAGCGATGTCACAAAGCGAGCTACGCGCACGAATAGCAACATTGGAAAGGAATGGGTGGTCAGCGACGAGAACAAAAACTGGACTGATACAAGTTTCTCATCCATCTGCGTCTAACCATGTTCTCGTTTCTCCACGAAATCACGGCCAACGAGAGCTCGCAAACTTCGACGCGGCGGTCCGGCGAGCCATCGGGCGAGACAAACAAGCCGCCAAGCCGGACGCCCAGGAGCGCAAGCCGCCCAAACCCCGGACGCCGGTCACCAACTTCAACATGCCAGCCCTAGCCGGGCAGCGCCTCGCGGCCATGCCGCACACCGAGGCCTACGCACCGGCCGTCACATCTCCCCAAGTTGAGACCGCCCTCGCCGCCGCCCTGCGGGGCGCCAACCTATCAGCCAGCGACCTGCGGAAAGCAGAGATCGCCGCCGCCATTGCCCGGCTGCGTGCCGCCCCTGAGCTTGAGCGCAAGCCGCAGGCCTGCCCCGAACCAAGGTCCACGCGCCGGCAGGAGCGGCCCATTCCTGTCAGGCCACTGGCGCCGTTCGAGGCCCGCCCGCGCGTTTGGGAAAGCTCGACCAGCTTTCTCAATCCAGAGCCCATCGAAACAAAACCGGCGCCAAAGGCCTACGTGTGGGATCCGATCCGCGGCGGCTTTACCGATGACCTGGCACGCGAGGACGAGGCTCGCCGGATGGCGGCCCGTTGGGGCGCGCACTGGGGCGCGGCTATCCGGGCCGCTCGGGAGAGGTGCGGATGGAGCCAGGCAGAGCTCGGCGCGCGGATGGGCATGACCGGCATGAGCATCTCGCTGTACGAGCGGCAGAAGGTGCAGCCGTCAGCGCCCGCGCGGACCAAGTTGCTGAAGCTGCTCGGCGTCACGGTGCCAGCTTGACCTCCGCGGCCCCGCAGCAGCACCGGCGGATGGCTTCCGCGAGATCAGTCTGCGCGGTGTCGAGGGCTGCCTTCGCTGCGCAAAGCTCGTAGTCCAACTGGTCGACGCGAACGGTGGCGAGCGCGACGGTGCGCCGCAGGGTGCCGATGAGGTAGGCGGCCTCGCACAGCATCGGCTGTTCCGAGACGTCAAGGTCGAGTGTCATAGCCCGTCCTCCTTTGTTGCCTCCATTAGATACGTGGAGAGCTTTGAAACTGCGTCGCGCGCTTCGGCCAGGGCGTGGCCGTAGCGGGGCCCCGCCGGGGTCTTCTGCAGGATCGCCATCGCGACTTGGGCGCGTCTGTTCAGCTTGCGCAGATCGGCCAACTGCAGCGTGCTGGTAGAGGTGGCGGCGACCGAGAAGGAGCTTCCGACTGCGGCCGCATATTCCTTGCTGAGCTTGCTGGGCGGCTCCGGTTGGCGCGGCGCCTCGGCGGCGACCGCGGGCGGCACTGGAGGCACCGGAAAAGGGGCGGGGAGTTCCTCGCTGTGCGGCTGGCACGCGGCGAGCATCCACGACAGCGCGAGCCAGCATGCCCGTGCCGTCACCATTTCCGGGGGACTTTTGGCGCCGGACTGATGAAGTCGAAGATGAAGCCGACCCGCTCGCGCTCGACGGCCATCTGCTGATGAACACTGACCAGGTCCTCGCGGAGCTTGTCGACCTGGGTCGTGAGTTGGTGCAGCGCGGCTTCGATGCGGGCGGCTTGGGCGAGATCGGTGTCGCGCAGGGACGATGAAGTCCGGACAACGTCCGCCAGCGTGCCGACGCGGCTGGACAGGGCGCTGGTGGTTTCCTGTAGGTGCCTGATCTCGCGTTCGGACTCGACGTTCGAGCGCAGATGGTTGGAGAGGCTGGAGGCGAGGCCGAACACGCCGGACAGGCTTGCGGCAAGCGTTGCAGCGATCCACCAATATCGTTTTGCTACTACAATTCTGCTTTCTTGAGCGGCCGGACGCGCGGTCATGCCATTTCGCCGATGTGTTGGCGGGGCCACCGTTGACCCCGCCTGGTCGTAGCCTTCAGCCGGCCGCTGCCGGCGCTTTGGGTGGCGCAGGCTCCGCCGGCTTCTCGGTCGCCGGCTTGTCAGCGGCCGGCTTCTCGGTCGCGTGCTTCTCGGCTGGCTTGGCTGGTGCTGGCGCGGGTGCGGGCGCCGACGCAAACCCTGTGTTGGCCGCAGCGGCGGTCGCAAGCGGGAGGATGGCGCTGTCCATTGCGGTGTTGAAAGCGCCAATGGCTGCGGGGTCTGTACCGCAGGCACGGTGCGCCGCTGCGATACCTTGCAGCAGGAAGATTACGGACTGCGCGACCGTCGTGGTCTCTTCGACCTTCAGGCGCAGGGCTTCAAACTCACCAGCCATCAGCATGTTCCAGTTCAATGTGCGAGAAATTTAGAGCGCGGCTGATTGCACCGCGCGATATAGCGGAGGGGCTTAGAGTTACGCCATAAGTTTCACGAGTGAACCATTTACATCCTTTTCCCCTGGGTGCCGCTCAGCCCGGCAACGTTAAGAGTTCTGCCGTTCTGGCGGTGTCGATTGCGCCCTCTGCAACCAGCAGCGCAAGCCAGTTTGCCGCTCGCGGTTGGGCAAGGTCTATCCAGCCTTGCGCCAGCCCGACTGTCAGGCCGAGCTGAATGGTCGGGTTCGAGAGGCATGCGGCCTGCACTGCTAGTTGTTCCGCTGGCGTGAAGCGGTCGAGCCACGCCGATGCCGAGATGATCGAGGGCGGCGGCGGCGGCGTGTAGGGGGTTGGCGTGTTGCCTTCCTCCTGCCATTTCAGGAACGCCTGGTAATCGGTGTTGCCTGGGTCTGCCGGGATGATCGCGCCATCGGCCTCACGGGAGACGGCGCCATTTTCCAGTGCTTGATACACGAGGTTTCCTCACAAATCGGCCGACAGGGTGATGGTGCCGGAGAACATGGTGGCGCCGCCGGCGGAAGACGTGGCGGCATAGTAGGCGGATGACGCGGTGACCGAGGCGGCCGTCATCGTTGCGGCATTGGTGTAGGCTTGCCCACTGAGGCCAGCGGTGGGCGCCACGCGCATCTGCACCGGATGCATGACGGCGTAGCCGTAAGCCTGCGAGCCAGAGACGTAGGTTGTCAGCTTCGCCGCCACGATCTGATAGTGCCGCTGACAGGCAGCCAGATCGACGGCGTCGCTGACCGCGCTGAACGGCCTTAGCACCGCCGCCTCTTCGAGCATCACGTTGGCAAGCTGCAGGGTGTAGCTCTGCGGGGTGACGCCCCACGAAGCCCAGCCGGCGCCGCCGCTCATGAGGAAGTCAACGATCAGCTTGTGATCATTCCCGCTGCCAACCGTCTTTCCGGTCAGCGCCGGCAGCGTGAAGGCGGTTGAGAATCGCGTCCACGTCGTCGAGAGGGTCACGGCAACGGGCGGCATCTGGACCAGCGCCGAGCCGCCGGCCCCGAAGCTCTGGCCAAGCGAGCACGACAGCTTTGGCGTTCCGGAAGTTGCTCGCGCCGTAAACGACAGCGTCACGACCTTGCCGGCCAGCCGGCGGACGTTCTCCATGTTCTGGCTGACGCCGCAGAAATCGTTGTAGGCCGAGCCGCCGACCACCACGCCCTGCCAGTAATGGCTGACCGACTGGTCGCCGATCGCCGTCCGGTCGGCATCTGACGCGGCAACCAGGGTAGCCGAGTTGGTGCAGCCGGCCGACAGCCAGATGAACCAGCGGTCGGCGGTGTAGGAGGCCGCCGTTGTCCAAGGCCCGGTGCCGCGTTGCTGGATGCGAAATTGGGCATTCAGAACGTAATTCCGCGAACCGTTCGAGGCGGAAATCGCCGCGGCGGCGCTGTAGGCGGCAATGTCGGTGTACCCGGCCACGACATAGGCCAGATACCGCGGATAGGCCGTGCCATCGACGGTGATCGGGTCGTTGTAGCCGTAGCCAGCGAGCAGAGCCGGGTCGATCGTGATGCTGTCCCAAACGTTCACCATCGGGTGCGTCCTAAGCTATGATTTCGGTGAGCTCGAAGGTGGTGTCGATCAGGCCGTGCGTTGCCGCAACGAGCGCGGACAAGGTCGACAGGCGCGACAGGAAGCACTGGCGCGGGAAGTTGGCCGGATCGTCCGGGTTCCAAACGAAATAGACCTGCCCGGAGACGCCCAGCAGGTATTGCATATCGTTGGCCCACGTCATCGCTTCGGCTTTGGGCAGGTGGTTGATCGAGAAGCGGGCGACGCGCCGGCGCGCTCGCTGGTCGAAGAAGTCGGCGCCGCCGGCCGTGGTCTGCACCACCGTGCTGTCGTTGTTGGACCAATTCGCTCCGTAGACGAAGTTGCGCGTGGGCTGCCAGCCAGCGGCGAACACAAAGCGGGGTAGCTCGAAGTAGCCGTCAGGGTTGCCGACGTCGGAAATCTCGACCAGCCAGTAGCGGGCATTCTGCGCTGTCGGGAAAACTGTAAGCCACGGCATCGGGTAAATCAGCGCGGTCTCGGGATCCATGCGGCCATCCCACAGCGATGGGTCGCCCCAAGGAAGCGTTCCGGCGCCAAACAGCACGGAATAGAGGTCTCGCCAGCCGGTATCGACGACCGCGGGGTTGTCAGGGTTGATCGCTACCGGATCGGCGCCGATCAGGCTCAACCGCTGCAGCTCGGCGGCCGAAAGCTCGCCATCATAGACCGCGGAGTAGAGGGGTGCGCCGGGCCCCATGGCAGGGCCGGCCTGGTGCCCGGTGTAGATCCACCAAGGCGAGCCGCCGATCGACAGGCTGGTATAGGCCGGGAAGCTGCCGGCCGTGGTGGTTGTGCCGCAGTGGGTGCCGTTGCAGTAGACCGAGATGCCGCCAGGGGAAAAGCGCACGGCCGCCCGGTTCCGCCCAACGACAACCGGCGCCATATAGACGTTGAAGTTCGGCGACGTGGAGGTGAAGTAGGTAGTGCCGGCAGCGGTTGAGATGTAGCAGCACTCGGAGAAGCCGGCCGCCGTTGCAAACCCGCCACACGTCCCGGCATTGGCGGACCCCGTCCATTCCATGATCCAGGTGAACGAGCTTGTATCGGAACCTGGGGGTGGGGTGACGCGCACGCCGGAAACCGGGTAGGCGTTGGCCGTTTCGTAGCCAATGACCGGATCAACGTAGCCGAACACCTCCGGGCCGAAGCTGGTGGCTGTCGCGAGGTCGAGCGCATAAGACGGCGAAATGTCGGTGGCGCCGGTGTTGCTGCAGCCGCGCACCCTGATCTTAGCCGTGCGCGAGGCGTTCGAGCGCGGCATGGCCACCAGGCGCACGCCGCGCGTCAGCCCGAGATCGGCCCAGAACTTCGTCGACGCAGCGAGCGTGTCAGCGGACCGGGCAACGCTGGCGAAGTCGCGCTTGAGCAGGTTGGACAGCGGCAGCGCGCCGCTCCACGAACCGCCGGACAACGCTACCGTCGTGATCGAGGCATCGGGATAGAGATAGTCGGGATAGCCGAGAACGAGGTTGCCCAAGCGTTTATCCCCACGCGTAGATGGTGGTTTGGTTGTTGGCGAAGTCTTCGATCATGCCGGTGACCATCAGGAACTTGCCGGCAAGGCCGAAGCGGTTGGTGTTGATCGAGATGGTGGTTCCGAGGTCTACCTCCGCGGCAAACTCAGGAGGCACCACGAACGAGACGAACAGGTGGCGGACGCTGTAGATCGCCAACAGCCGCGCGGCTTCGGCGCTGGCGCCTGAGCTGTAGATGCAGGTGTCTATCTGCAGCGACTTCGATGTTGGATTGCGCCCGGTAAGGGTGATCGGATCCCACACCGCCGGCGCCGAGGCCACCTGATACCGATATTCATGGCTGAAGTAGTCCTTCAGCAGCGCGCTGGTCGCGCCAGCCACGGCCGCGCCGGTCAATGTCATGAAGATGCGCGAATAGCCGACCTTGACCTCATAGGTGGGAATGCCGCGGCCTTCGTCGGTGGTCGGCTGGAGCACGATGGTCGATCCCGACGCCGGAAGAAGTTGCGTCTCATCGAACGTCACGGCCGCCGGGCCGGCTGGCACGCTCAGGCGGAGCAACTGAAACTTGCCGAGGCGGTTTGGCGTCCAGCTCGCGCCGACGCTGCCGAGCACCAGGTCAAGGACATCGCCAACCTTGGCGTTGGCGCCGGTGGCAATGAAATGCCCGCAGTCATTCGGCTGCAGCGTGTCGAGCGCCGCCACCCCCAGGATGTCGCCGGACGAAACCCCGGCCCGCTGCAGCACGAACGAGGCAATGCCCGCGGCGCTGCGGCCAGATGGCTGCTTTGACCAGGCCGTGACGGCAAGGGAGGGCTGAGAGCCGAGGCGGATGTAGGCGCCTTCGGTCGACGATCCTTGCGAGTAGTCATAGGTGGCGGCAGCCGGCGCGGTCGCCTCCAGCGCCGCAACGTTGGCGCGACTGGTGCCAACCGGGATGTCGTTGCCGCCCTCGCGGACCCCCAAGCCGTTAATCTGCGCCTCTGAAATGTGGTAGATGAGCTTCGACGAGTTCACCAGCGTCAGCTCGCAATCGCCGACCTGTCCGAGCACCAGGGGCAAGGACTGTCCCTTGATGGTTTCCGCGGTGCCGTCATGCCCGGCCGGCAGCACGTTGGTGCCGCCGTAGTTCGTGGCCACCACCAGCTTGTCGGCCACCTCCGCCCGGCGGTCGCGGATGCGCACGGTCACGGTGCTCTCGGTGATGTCGATCTGGTCCAGCGTGCCTACGAGCGCGGTGGTGAAGCTGGCGCGGGCGGCGCGCTGGTCGCCGCGCAGGATGGTGATCGAGCGGCCGTCAAAGTCGTAGTCGAGCAGGTAGTCCAGGCTGCCGTCGATGTTGGCGAGCTCGACCGTGCCCAGATTGACACTGCCCTGGCCGCGGGTGGTGCCGGCTTGCCACATATGCCGCTCGTAGGAACCCGGGGAGATGACGCGCGGGTAGTAGATCGCGTTGGCGGGCGTCTCGGCCGGCTTCGTGACGTAGCCCACGCCGGTGCAGTAGCGGAGCGTCTCAAGCGCCCCACCGGCGCTGACCGGCTGCAGCCCCACGATCTCCACGAGGTAGATGGTGCTCATCGCGAGGCCAGCCGCTTGGCGGAGCCGGCCGCCTGCTGGGCCACCGTGGTGTTGTCCTGCACCGCCTGAATGGTCGCCAGATGCCCCTGGGCGGCCACCTGCGTGGCGGCGGTCTGACCCTTGCGCAGCGCCGCCAGCTCAGCGCGCACGGCCCGCAGCTCCACCACCACGGCCTGGTTGTCGTTGGCGCGGTAGCTGCCCGCATTCATTCCGGGCAGCATGTCGGCATAACGGGCAGCCTGCGCGGCGTTGACCACATACTCGCCGCCGGCCAGCCCGATCGAGCCGCCGCCGGCGTAGGAGGCCACCACGCTGTCACGGTTCCAGGTGCCGTTGCCGACCCAGCCGCCGGCCTGCAGCCCGTGCGTGGTGCGATATTCCGTGGTGCTCTGGATCCCGCGCAGGACCTCGCCGCCGGAGGCCCCGGCCTGCATCGCCGCGACCCAATGGGCCAGCCCTGCGGCGTCGGGTGCGCGGCCAAGGGCCGCCCGGTAGATCGCCGTCACCGCGGCCGTGGCAGTCGCCTTGTACTCGTCCGAGCCGGTCAGGCTGCGCTCGATGGTCGAGAGGGTGGCGCCCCCGGAGGCCAACTGTCCTTGCCAGTAGGCCAGTCCGGCGGCGTCAGGGGCCCGGCCGAGCACGTCCTGATAGGCCTGGGTGATGGAGGTCGTGGGCTGTGCGCCGACAAGCTGGGCTGCCGTGGCGGCCTTTGCCGCGGTGCTGGACCCGCCGGCCAGATTGGTGGCGCCTTTGGCCGCCTCATCGGCCGCGAGCTTCGCCGCATAGGTGACGGCAACCAGCGCCTTGAGCTCGTCGAGCGTCGCCGGCGCGACGGCGCCAAGGGCCTGCAGCTCGGCAAGCTGGGTCTTGAGCACCGCAAGCTGGTCGCCGAGCAACTTGACCTGCTGCTCCTGCGGGCTGGCGGTGTCGACCATCGCCGCGGAGGCTGCCGTGAGGGCCTTCTGCACCGCCTCGAACTCGTCCGCGTAGCCGGGGCCCGCCTTGCCGTAATAGCTCTCGGCCAGCGACAGCCTGGTGCTGGCGTCGGTCTGGAGCTGGGAGGCCGCCGCCGCCCGCGCGGAGGCGTCCAGGCTGGTGTCGCCGGCCGTGGCGGCTGATGCGGCCATGGCGACGCGGGCCGCCGCGAGCTTCTGCTCGGGCGTCAGCGGCGAGGACGCGGAGGTAAGCAGCCCGGCCGCAAACTTGGTCAGCGCCTCCGCGGCCGTGCGCAGGGTGGTCGACAGCGTGATGGCGGCGGAGGATGCCGCTTCGGCGGAGGTGATCGCCGTGTTGAGTGCCGCCTCATAGGCCGAGCGCGCGGAGGTGTAGGCCGCATTGGCGGCCTCGGCCGCCTGGACCGCCATGAGGGCGTCGATCTGGATGGAGGCCTGCCACGCCGTCAGCCCGAGTTCCTTGAGGCTGCTGGTGGCGGCCACGATCTGGTCGCGGAAGGTGGAGGCGTTGGCCGACGAGGTTGCCAGGGCAGTATTGCCGGTGGCGGTCGCCATGCGGTTGGTCAGCGCATCGGCCCAATTGTTGAGGCCTTGCTTCTGCGTGGCGGAGAAGTCGCGGATGATCTTCTGCCGCTCGGCCACCTGGGTGGCGGTGAGCTGTGCCACGAGGTCGGCATATTCCGCCGTGGTCGCGTAGGCGTCGCCGAAGGCCGCGGTCAGCGCCCCCATGAACGAGAGCATCTCGGTCTTGGCGTTGGCTGCGGCGGTCGCCAGGGACTTCGCCAGCGGGGTGGCGTCGTTGTCGTTGGCGACGGCCACGCGCGAGGCCATTGCGGCACGCTCGGACGCCAGCTTCGCCGCGGCTTCGTCGTTGACCGACTTGATCGCCTCCGCGCGCTTGGTGTTGAGGACCGTCTCGGACAGCCCATACTTCGTGCATTGCGTCACGGCGGCGTCGTAGGTGGTGTTGAGCGAGTTGATCGCCGTCTGCACCGAGCCGATGCTTTTCGCCGTGGTGGTGAGGCTGTCGAAGGTCTCGGAGGCCGCGACCCCGGCCGCCAGGTCATCCCACGATGAGAACTCCCGATCGGCGAGGACCTGCTTCAAGCTCGCGCTGTCGTCGGTGGTGGAGAAGCGGAACCCCTGCGCGGTTTCCTGGAACGTCGCCTTTTCGCCGGCCACGCCGGTGTTCTTGCCGCCGACGAGCGACACGCCCTTGGCCTGGATCTGCTTCTCGTCCAGGTAGACGTTGACCTTGGCCATTGAGGCCATGTCAGCCGTCCACTGCTCCTTGGCGACAGCGTTGTAGTGCTCGTTGGACGACACCAGCCGGCCGCCATCGTTGCTGTCGACCTGATAGCCCCAGCCGTTGTGCGCTGCGCCTGGACCGAAGAACGAGCCACCGCTGCCGCCGAGCGCGCCGCCGAGGACGCCGCCGATCAGCGCGCCCACCGGGCCGCCAATCGCGAAGCCGGCGATCGCCCCGCCCACCGCGCCGACACCGGCCCCCACCTGCGTCTGGTCCTCGTGGCCCGGGTTGAGCATGTTGCCGAAGGTGGTCCCGGCGAGGTAGCCGCCGCCGATGCCGCCGACAAACCCGCCAACAGTGCTGGTGAGGGTGGCGCCGGTCATGGAGCTCGCGACCCCGGCCGAGTTGGCAGCGCCGACTTCGCCGGACACAAAGGCCGCCTGCGCTGCATCAAGCCCGGCGCCGGTGCCGAGGTTTGACATGCCCCAGGTGTTGACGGCGTTTCCGATGCCGCTCATGGACGGCATCTCGATGCCGAACAGCTTGGCGCCGCTGGATGCCAGGCCGACGCCGGAACCAAGCGTGCTCATCGAGGAGCTGGTGGACGATTGGCTGCCGGACCCGCTGGACGACCCCGAGCCGCTCGTGACCAGCGTGTTGTTGGTCGTGCTGATGATCGCCGAGCCATTGGTCAGCGATGTGCCGGAGTTGGAGATCAGATCGCCGCCGACCGAAGTGGTTGCCTTGTCTTCTGCTGTCGAAGCAAGGCCGAGCGCCGAGAGGATCGAGGCCCCCCAGGATGGCGCCACACTGCCGCTGCTCCCGAACGCGGCAGATGTGGCGTCACCGATCGTCGTGAGCTTCTGCGAGAACAGCGTGTTGAGCAGCGGATTGAGGATCGCCAGTTTCAGCGCGAACTCGGCAAGCTGGGTGCCGATGCCCTGGAGGATGGTCTTGAACTTCACCCCGGACGCCTCGCCCTTCACGAAGGCGTCGGAAATGCTGGACCCCACCGATGAGAAGATGGAGGTGAGCTCGGTGGCGATGTCGGCGTTGACCTGGGTCTCTTTCGCCAGCCTTTGCTGAGCTGACGCCTGCCGCACCGCCGCGGCAACCGCCTCGTTCGCCACTTCCGGGGAGAGCTTCTGCAGCGTCTTCTTGGCTTCGATCTCGGCCTTGAGCGCCGCCAGCACCAGGCCGCGCTTGTCGGCATCCATGCCGAGGGTGGCGATCTCGGCTTCGATATATTGCGTGCCGAGATTGGTGTTGAGGGTTGCCCGTGCCGTGGTCTGGTTGGCGATCGACGCGGATTGCTTGTCATAGGAGGCCGTCAGCGCGGCAACCTTGGTCTCGTACTCGGCCGAGCCCTCCTTCGCCTTCTTGCGGGCCTCTTCCTCCGCCCTGATCTTGTTGGTGAGGTGGACCGTCTCCGCGCCGCCGGCCTGCAATGAGGCGGTGAGCCGGTCGTTGTTGGCGGTGGCGCGGTCGGTGTCGTCGATCTGGCGGCGGAACTCGGCGTCGAGCTCCTTCAGGCGTGCGATATGGGCGCGCTCGATCTGCTCGGCGCTGGCGTTCTCCTGCCCCATGCCGCGGGCCGCCTCGCGGAGCTGCACGTCCAGCTTGGCGAGCTCAAGGGTGGCGCCGCTGGCAACGTTGGCAGTCGAGGCGCTCTGTTCGAGGCCGTGGATGATCGTCTCAATGGGATCGCGGGTCTTGTAGAGGTCGCCCTGCAGCTTGGTCAGCGCGGACGAAACACGCGCATAGGTCTCCTTGCCGCCGTCCAGCGTGGCATAGAGCGGGGTGACGCCATCGGACTGCAGTTCTTCGAGGGCGGTTTTGGCCCTTTGCGCCTGAAGGATCGTGTCCTTGAGGCCGGTCGTGGTCTCGGAGAACACCCCGAGGCTGGGGATCTTCCCGACGAACTCATTCACCACGCCGGGGTAGCCGGCCGCCTTGCCCTCGCGCGCCAGGGGATCGCGGGAAGTGGCGCCACCGCCGCCGGAAATGTCGATCACCTGGCCGGTGTTGCTGGCAACGCCCGTGTAGCGTTCAGCGCGCTTGTAGGCGCTGATGACCTCCTCTTTCTGTGCGGCGGTCAGCGACCCCGTGTTCCCGGCAAGCACCTTGTCCATGGTGCCGGGGCCGACCTTGAAGGCCACCAGCGCGAGCGTCGCGTTGCCGTATCTCTCCAGCATTTCGGCCAGGTAGCCGCCGCCGACCATCGTCCCATAGGTCGTGTTGGAGAGATCGCCGGCGCCGAGGCCGAACTTCTTCACCACATCCGCGCCGGTCGACGGCTTGACCTGCATCGCGCCAAGGGCCGGCTCGCTGGAATCTGACGGGAGCCAGCGCCCGCCGCTGTACACGCCTTCGGTCGCCTGGGTGTAGGCGATGAACCGCTCATCCAGACCGAACCGCAGCGCCGCCGCGGAAATGGCGGCTTGCAGCTCAGCCCTCACGTCGGACGGAAGGCCTGCCTGCTTGCGCTCGACAAACCGCTCCGACGAGACGGTCCCGCCATCGGACCGGAGCACGCCCACGTTGTTGACGACACCACCGCCGAGGCTGGCGCCGCTGATCGCCGCGCTGATCTCTTCGTTGAAATCCCCGCTCAGCAACGAGGAGACGCCCGAGGCGATGATAGAAAGCACGTTGACCAGCGGGCTGCCGAGGAAATCGAGATACCACGACATCGACTGCTTCAGCTTGTCGAACGCCTTCGCCAGCTTCTCGATAGCCTCGCCAAACTTCGTCACCGGCTCCGCGGCGCCGTGGGTGTTCTCCTTGATCGTGGACAGCACCAGCGCGGCCGCGCCCGACTTGTCGCCCACGGCCTGGAGGCGGGCGATGGTGTGGGCAAGCGCCTGGTTGAACCCGAGCAGGTCCTCGTCGGCAAACTTCTTGGCGACAGCGGCCGGGTCCTTGAGGCTTTCCGCCAGCGTCTTGGCTGCCTCCGGGACCTTCTGGTTCATCACGTAGGCCAGATCGGTGGCGATCTTGAGGATGTCGCCCATGCTCTGCTTGGTCGCGGAGAAATTGGGCTGCGCCGCAATCAGCGCGATCGACGCCTTGGCATCCGACGTTGAGAGGCCAGCGACATTGATCGCCGCCTTTTTGGCGGCCTCCTGCGCCGCCTTGCCGAGCTCGACGTAGTCCTCGCGACTGGCGCGGAGGTGCTGCTGCAGCTTGTTCAGCGCCGAGGCGTGCATCTCGTGGGCAGCCACGGCAGCGATGCCAACGCCGGTCGCCGCAAGGCCGAACATCGTCATGATGCCGTTGGCGGTCTTCAGCCACGTCACCAACGCCTGCAGCTTTTCGACAAGGCCGCCGGTCATCTCGGCGAACACCATCAAGGTGCCGGGCATGCGGCTGAAGGAGCCCATGGCCATTTCGTGGGCAAGCACGATCAATTCCTGCAACGCGCCGGCGTTCAGGGTCCGGTTGCGGTTGTAGGTGTGACCGTGCCGGGTCTGTGCCTCCGTCGCCTTGTCGTAGGCCGCCGTGACCTGCTCCAACGTGGCGATGGACTCTTGCTCGGTGATCATGCCGGCGGCGACCGCCGCGGTTATCGACTCCTGCTGCTTCAGCTTGATTTGGAGCGCCGCATAGTTGCGGTCGACCGCGACCTTTGTCGCCTCGTATGCGTTGGCAACAGCCTTTTCCCTGGCCGCCGCCAGCGCCGCAGCGTCGGAGGCCTCCTTGGCTGCGCGAGCGGCGCGCGAGTACGTTGCCGCGATTTGCTCATAACGTGCATCGGCCGCCGCGACGGTGATGTTGGCCTCTTGCTGCGTGGCGTCGCCGCGCGCCACGGCCGCCTCGACCTCATCGACCGTGCGATTGTAGGCGATCATCGCGGCATAGAGCGGGTCAACAGAGGCGCGGGCCGCCTGGAAGGTCGCGATCCCCGATTGGTGGGCCGCCGCGTTGATGGCCGCCGCCTCGGCCGCCAGTTCCTCGGCGTTCGCCATATACTCAAGCGAGTTGGCGGTGACGCGATGCTGCGCCGTGAGCTCGGCCAGGACGACGGTCGCCGTCTCCTTGCTGCGAAGCCCGGCGGTCACCGCCGCGTTCAGCTCGGTTTCGGCCAGGATGAGCTGCTGCTCGGAGGCCCACAGCGGATCCACCTTGGACCGCCAGGCATCGAAGGTGGCGGCAAGCTGCGCGTTGGTGGCGACAGTCTTGGCCGCCGCGGCAGCGTTCTGATCCAGCGCGGTGGTGACGAAGCTCAGCGACGACAGCTTGGCGTCCAGCGCCACGCGGGCGAGATTGATCTGCCGGGCAGCGTCTTCCTCGGTGACGCCCAGGTGACCGATCGCCGCCGTCGCCGTCGCGACCCGGGCGTTATACTCCGCCCACGCGCCAGAGGCCGGATCAAGCGCCGCCTGCTGGGAGCGGAAGGCAGCCACGGCGCGCTCGATCTTGGCCGCGTTGGCTGCGGCCTCGTCGCCGTTGCGCTTCAGCGCCGCCGTGGTGCCGTCGAGCTCGGCAACGGTCTCCGCGTAGGCCGCGCGTGCCCGCCCGACCACGATCGCCGCGTCCGCCCACGATGTAACCTGACCTTCGACGGCCGCCTTGCAGACCGCCAGCCGGGCATTGAGTGTGGCGAGGGCTCCCTCGGTCGGGAGCATCTGGTTGCGGAGCGCAGCATAGGACGTGCCGGCCCGTTCGATCGAAGCCGCAGCGTCAGCCTGTCGCCGTTCGGCATTGGACAGGGCGGCGTTGAAGCCGCTCAGCTCGTTGATGAGATCCCGGTAGATTTGCAGCGACCGCTCTTTGACGGCGTTGGCGTCGGTTTCCGACACCCCCAGCCGCGTCACTGCGGTGTTGCAGATGTCGACGGCGCGCTCGTGGTTGAGCAGAGCGCCATAGACCGGGTCGAGCTTGGCCTTCAGCCCGTCATAGGACAGCGCCGCACGCCGCACGGTGTCCGCGTTGGCGGCTGCGGCCTTGTCGGCGATTTGCTGCTTGTCGGTGAGCGCGACAAAGGCTTCGGACGCCTTGCGAACGCCAGCTTCGAGCGTTGCCATATCGGAGGCGCCGCCGGAGGCAAGCCCCTGCAGGATCGTCCGGAAGGTCTCGGCCTCGCGGATCGACAGCCGGATCGAAAGCGTGCCGCCAGCCATTACGCAGCCCCTTCTCCAAGTCCCAGGCGCAGTTCCGTGGCGAGCTTGTCCAGCGCGCGGCCGTGCGCCGCCGCGATGTCGATGCGTTTCGTGATGCGGACGCTGGGCACCAGGATGAACAGCGGCACGTTGCCGCCGCGTGGCACACCCAGGCCCCGCTGCTTGCTGCCACGGATGACCTCGCCGCGCCCGACCACGTTCGGCGAGCGGTAGATCAGCAATTGCCGGCCGCCGCTCAGCGGGATCGAGAACAGGTTCTTCTTCCCGAGCCGCTCCTCTGCCAGCTTGATCTGTGACGCCCGCCGCAGCGTGCCGCCGTGCCCGCCGGTGGCGCCGGCACGCTGCGACGGCCGGGACACCTTGGTGTCGCCGAGCCCCATGGCGATCGCTTCGGGAGTCGGGATCGCAAGGAACTTGCCCCGGCTGTGCGTGATGTAGGCGCCCTCATCGAACACCTGATGGAGCAGCGTGGCATTCGAGTAGACCATGCCGGCCGCCTTGATGGATGGGTGCGACGGGTAGACCCGCAGCCGCCACGCCTTCGCCAGCCCGCGCCCCAGGCCGGCCGCTTCCACCTGGGCCCGGAGGTCGATCTGCGCTGAGATTGCCGCCCGCATGACGGCGCCGCGCACGGCAAACGCCATCTCATCGAGATGGCGCGCAACCGTCACGGTCAGGTCGTTGGAGAACTCGGAGGTGAGGCGCATCAGGCTTCGCCTTCCTTGTCCTTGGAGAGCTCGGCCTCGACACCGTTCAGGATCGAGAACGCATCGAGCAACCATGCCGACTGGTCGTTGTAGCCGCCGTCATCAGGCAGGTGGGTCATGCCGAATTCGCCCCGACAACCGGACCAAATCTGCAGCACCGGCCAGATGTCTTGCGGAAGGACGGTCCGCGGGTCCTCCGAAAAGACTTCGCCGAGGATGGTCCAGGTCTCGCCGGGACCTAGATCGACTGCGAAATCTCCTGGCCTTCGGGAGATCCAGAAGGCGGTGCGGAGTTTTTTCTTTCTTCTTCTCCGGGTCGCATGAGTTCGAGCGCGCGACCGCCGATCTCGATCACGTCGATCTGGTCGAGCCGGTCGAGCAGGTCGTCAGGGACCACGCCGCCCGCCTGCCGGAACGGGAGATCAACGTTGACCCAGCCGCGCAGGGCGTGCGCCGCAGCCAGCGGCGGGGCCAGCATGTTGAACATCGTCCGTGCCGCCATCAGCCGGCCAACGATCGGAGAGGCGCGCATCTGATCCTCGATGATCTGATACGCCTCGATCAGCTCGGGAGAGGCGGCCTCTTCGGGGTTGCCCTCGCGAGCAAGGATTTCGGCCGCCTGGTATGCTTCCACTACCGCCACGAACGGGGCCGAGCTCTCCGGGTCGAGTTCATCGAGCGCGCGGCGGACCGCCCTGATGATCTCGCCGTTCGACGGGTATCGCGTGACCCCACGATAGACGAGATCGGCATTGAACCGCGCCCTCTCCCAATAGGTGAGGGGCGCGATGATGTAGACCGGAGCGCCATCCTGACCGCGCAGGCGCTCCGGGGTAAAGCGGTCGGTCTGCCGCCGTGACGTCACTGCCATTAGAAATGCACCAGGATCAGGCCGGCGTCTGCGACCGTCGCCTGGAAAGGCAGCGTCTCGGCCATCAGGTTGTTGCGGTCGGTGGGGGTGTTGCCGGTGTACATGATGCCGGGGCACACCACGCCGATCCGGTTGCCGGCGGTGGTGCCGAGCGTCGCCGCGAAGCCGGTCACGCTGCCATTCGTGAAGTTGGTCATGCGGCCAACGGTCTCGGTGATCGACATCAGCGGATCGAGCGAGCCCTTGCAGTCGCGCTGGGTGATGATGCTCGGGTCAAAGCCCAGCGTCGCTTCCGGGTTCTCCGGCTGGATCACGGTCACGCCGGCATCGAAGGACATCTTGCTGACGCGGACCACGTTGCGGTCCAGGCGGCACTGCCCGCCGATGAAGATGGGCGGCTGGCCGGTGTCGACCACGAAGCCGGTCGGGAAGGTGAAGGTCTCCATGCCGACGAAAATGCCAACCATGGTGAACTTCAGCGTGCCGGCGCCGCCGGTCGGGACATCCAGCGTCCAGGAGCCCTGCATGCCGACAAAGCGCCAGGCCGCGCCGTCGATGCAGACCAGGATCGAGCACGTCTTGATGAGGCTCTGGTCGCTGGTCGGCGTGTACTTGATGTGCTGCGGGATCGCCGCCGTGGTGGCGGTGCTGAGCACCGGGGCAAAGGTCGAGGACAGCGAAGCCACCAGCGCCGTGTTGTCCAGAACCCAGGTGGTGACCGGCGTGACAGGGTTGACCGCCAGTGTGATCGGCGCCCCCTGGTAAAGCGAGTTGGTAGCCACGTAGCCGACGCCGAGCGTGGCCGTCGTCGCCGTGCCGGCCGTGAGGACGGTGGCCGAGATCGCCGTGACGGTCGTCTCCTTGTAGGAGCAGCAGGGCATCAGCTTGCCCCACTTCGGCGCCGTGCCGGCCGCGCCACTGCCGCGCGCCATGCAGGTCAGCGTCACCGTGCCCTTGGTGCCGGCCGCGATCGGCGGCGCGTCATCGAGGGAGCCGATCATCTCGGGGTTGGCAACCTGCGACTGGTTGAAGCTGATCGCCGCGTCCGCGCGCATGTAGTCGGTCGCCGTAGCAGGTGCGCCGGCATTCCAGATGTCGGTGCCGGCTGTGGTCTCCTGCTTAACCGCAACGATGGCATTCCGTTTGCGGACATACGTCGGCATGGCGTCCTCCTAATCGGCAATCGGATTGCCGTAAGCCGTGTGGAACGAGATCGTCAGGGCGAGGCTCGACAGCATCAGAGGCGCCTGGCTTTCCTCTGCGGTGACGACGCGGGTTTCAAACGAGGCCTCGGTCGTGTCTGTCACCACGCCGCCCAAGGTTGGGTCGGCCATGATCGCCACGACCGTGCGCAGGTAGAGCGCGTTGGCTGTCGGGCCGAGATCGTCGTCGATAGCCGCGGTCACCGTCGCATCGACAACCGCCTGCATCTCATAGGCGGTCTCGCCGGCGCTCATGGTGTTGTCCGCCGTGTGCTGGCCGTCATAGACGATCAGCAGCGGGGCTTCGTCGGCATCCGGAACGCTGCGCCGGTTGCGCTGCACGGTGACGTCAGGCAGCAATGCGGTGAGCCGCGCCGTCAGCGCCGCCATGACCTGCTCGCGCTTGGACAGATCAGGCATCGGTCAGCACCAGCAGCCAACGCAGATTGCGCGCGTCGGCTGTCGCTTCCACGACCTCGTAATCCCCGGAAGACGTGGTGAGCAGGTCGCCCTTGCGCGGCTTGGTCGGAACCTCCGACTGCAGCAGGTGCGCCGACTGGACCGAGGTAACGGCCTTCAGTTGCCCCAGGCTTGGATATTGTGCCGAGGGCGAAAACAGCATGGCGCTCACCTGCGATAGACCGCCGGCAATGGGGGCGTAGACCGCCTCCACCGCCAGGTCATCGCAGGCGAAGATGCTCGCCATGCCGTCTTCGAGAGCGCCCATAGGATGCCGAGCTCAGCTCTTGGTCAGGCGGAACAGCGACTTGGGCCGCATGCAGGCGATCAGCGGATTGCTCTGCAGCTCGAACACGCGCCGGCTGTCCGTCTGCCGCTCGCGACGCTGCAGCAGGTAGTAGGGCAGGCCAACGCCGCTGATCGTGTCGAAGGTGTCCGCCGGTGCGAAGAACGACTGGAACAAGCCGGGGACGCCGCTCATGAACGCCCGCGCTTCGTTGGTCGGAACCGCGATCACGCCATCATCGGAGCCGCGATAGTTGATCCAGGTCACGCCGCCGAACACGATCGCGTCGTAGGGCAGGATCTCGGTGATCTGCGCCAAGGCATTCGGCGAGGACATCGCCCCGAGCTTGCGCGCCGCGGTGACCTCCTTGCTGACCACCAGCGCGTCGAAAAAGTTGTCGCCGCAGAGGACGACCGTGCGGCCGCCGTCCATCGCCATGCCCTGCAGCGCCAGCACCATCGAGCGCCGGAGGGTGGTGCAGGCCTGCGTCAAGATCGCCGTATCGGTCCCCATCGTCGAGACCGGGACGTTGATCGCAGTGGGCCGCGACACGCCGAAGAACGAGAACCAGTCGTAGAGCAGGCGGCTGTTGTCGGCGTCGTAGACCTGCCCGTCGATCGCGCCGAGATACAGGTGCTCCATGGTCGCGTTGATCTGCTGCCGCAGGCCAACCGGCCCCTCGACGCGCTGTTCAACGAGGCCCTGCGCAGTCTGCAGGTTCAGGCTGCCGGTCGCCCGCATAGCGAGCAGCTCGTCGGCATTGACCTCGGCCTCGCGCGCCAGATGCACGACTTCCATCACGCGGGTCTTGCCGCGGATGATGTCGGCCTGCGACGGCGGCGCGCCGCGCGGAGACGTCTGGATCAGGGAGATGGCGCCCGCCAGCTCGTCGAAGCTGACGTATTTCGTGTAGACCCCTTCGCCCGTGAACAGGTTCATCCGCGACAACAGGCCCGGATAGAACGGGATGTTGCGGTTGACGAACGCCGTCAGCGAGATGTTGGTGAAGGCGTCTTGGTTGAAGATGTCGACGATGAGGTCGGCCATGATGCTGCGCTCCGCCTACCGGACGATGATGCCAAGGGCGACGAGGGCAGCGAGGGCAGTGACCTTCTGCGGCCCGGTGATGCCGGCAGGCCAGGTCAGGAGGGTGCCGTTCACTTCGCACTGCCGGACGTTGACCGTCTGGATCACGTCGGCAGAAGCAGCCGCAGCCTTCGCGTAGAGGATGCCCGCGGCGTTCTGGCTGCCATCGACAGCGGCCGGGGCCAGAATGACATACTTGCCGCCGGTGGTGATCTTGCCGAGTACGGTGCCCGGATCGAGATCGGCGCCAGAGGCAATGGTCACCTGCTCGCGGCTCAGGGAACCGTTGGCCTCCGACACGAGATGAGCGGCCCGCCGGGGCCCCTCGGTGAGAACGGTGGCCACAGCTATGCCCTCCGGTTGTTGAAGCGTGCGTAGACATCATGCGCGGCGGGGATGGACGCCCGCGGCGCACTCGCATCGTTGGCGGTGAAGATCGCCATGGCATCGCCAGCAGCGGCCTTGGCGGCAAATGCCATCTCGCGGGCCGCGTCCTGGCTCATCCCGTTCTTCAGCACCACGGGCAGCAGCGCCGAGAGGTTCATGCGCTGCAGATCGGTGGCGATGGCGCGGACCTCGGCGATGCGCGCGTTGACCATCGGCAGCGACGCACCAACCGACAGAAGCCCAACGATCAGCCCGGGGAAGCCGGCGTCGGTGCAGAGCTGCGCAAGCTCCTGCGCGCCCGCCAACGTTTCGCCGAGAGTTGGTGCCTCAAGCGACTGAACCGGGGGAACCGCCACGAAGGCAGGCGGCACGCCTTCGGGCTCAGCGCAGCCAAGAAACTCAGTGGCCGGATCGGGGGAAGCAACTTCCTCCGTCAAGCGGGCACCAGGCACGGCCTGGCGCGGTGTCATCGCCATGATGGTCTCCTCGATTGTGGAGAGGGAGTCGGCAAGACCTGCCGCGACGGCCTCGGCGCCCATGAAGGTGCCGGCCTCGGTTGCGCGCACATCCTCGACAGAAAGGCCGCGATTGATGGCCATCTGCTGGCAGAAGGCGCCGTAGAGCGTATTGACCTGGGTCTGGCATCGGGCCAGCGCTTCGTCGGTCAGCGGCATCGTCTCGACGCCGTCGATCTTGCGCGCACCCGCGTAGATGTAAGTGACCGAGACGCCGGCCGAGGCCAGCGCCTTGGAGACATCGGCATGGTACAGGACCACGCCAATTGAGCCGGCGATGCCGGTGGACGAGAGCGAAATGGAGTTGCAGCCGGAGGCGATGGCGTAGGCCGCGCTGCAGGCCCGCGAGTTGACCATGGCCTTGATCGGCTTGCGCTTGCACGCCGCCATGGCCGCGATCTTGGCGCTCAGCTCCAGCACCCCGGAGGCCTCGCCGCCAGGGCTGTCGATGTCGAGCAGGATCCCGGTGACATCGCTGTCAGCGAAGGCGTCGCACAGCATGTCGTCGAGCGCCTGATAGGAGCAGAGGCCAGAGGCGGCATCCATGCCGCTGCCCCGGTGCACGAGCTCGCCGACCACGGGAATGATCGCGGTGCCGGCCAGGAATTGATACTGGCGCGGGTCTGGCATATCGGCGGAGACCACCTCGCCGTCCCACCCTTGCAGCCGGGCGCCCGGCAGCAGCGCGTGCAGCACGGCCGCACCGGCGCCGGGCTCGATGAGCTGCGGGCGGCACACCAGGGAGGCCACAAAGCGGCGTGCGATCCTCATGGCTTTTTGCCCTTTTTCGCTGGCGGCGGCTCCTGTGCGGGGTCCGCAGCTGTTGCGGCGTCAGGGGCGGCGATCGCAGCTGGTGCGGCGGCCTTGGTGCCGAAGCTCAGCCCAAGCGCCTCTTCCCGCGCGTGGTCGTCGGCAAGCTGGGCGTCCACCACTTCGATGTCGTCTCCCCGCTCCGCAACCTCGGCCTGCCGGGAGGTGAGCCCGAGCGCGATGGCTTCGCCGGTGGCGGCCACGTCCTGCACCGGGTTGAGGTATTCCCAGCGCTCCGGGCGCCATTCGCAACGGCGAAGGTCCTGCTCGTTGACCGACTTCGGGACCACCAGCGCGCCGGAAGCGAGGGCGTAATCGACAAAGCGGGTCCAGACCGGGGTGCAGAACTGCGCGGCCACCAGGTTGAACTGCCACTGGCGCACGGTCCGCTTGAACGTGCCGAACATCGCCCGGAACGTGCGGTCGTTGGTGTTCGACCAGTCGCCGGTGAGCTCCTCGTAGATGAGGTCAGCGCCGGCGGCGACAGTGCGGTAGGTCGCGGTCAGGAAGGTGTCGAAGTTGCCGCCGACATCGCCAGGGGAGTTGAAGACCACGTCTTCGCCGGCTTCCAAGTAAGTCATGGTGCCGGGCTCCATCGCCACGTCAGGCGGGCCGCCGTCAGCCGCCTCGCTGATCGGCCCAAGCGTCTCCTGCACGTTCTGAGGCAGCACCATCTCGGCCGCCGGCTTGCGAATGAAGCCGACGATCAGCGCCACCATCTGCTTCCGCAGCAGCTCGGCATCGAGATACTGATTGACCTGATAGAGCGTGGTGATCGCGGCGCTGAGCCAGGGCAGGCCGCGCAACTGGCCGATCCGGGACACATTGTACATATGCGCGACGTCCTCGGCCGACACGCGGACCGGGGTCGGGGAGAATGCAGGGAAGCCGGTCAGGAACTCGCCGGGGTGCTGCGGCAGGACCCAATAGGCGGTGCGCTTGCCGATCGGATTGCGCTCGATGCTCTGCACAATCGGGTTGAGGCGGTCGGGCACGGCATAGGAAAGCGGAAGCTGCTCGCTCGGAATGAGCTGAAGTTGCAGCGGCACCGGCAGGCCGTCGCTCAGCTTGCGGGTGCGCAGCCGGCAGAACGATTCCCCGGCTTCGACCATCTCCGACACCGCGAGCGCCTGCAGCCCATAGAAGTCGAGCACGCCGTCAGCGTCGGCAACCGCCGTCCAATCGGCCCAGAGCTCGGTCAGCGCCGCCCGGACCTTTGCGTTTTTGCAAAGCGGGCGCGGCTTGATCCCGCCGCCAACCGTGTGGGTGGACAGCAGCGACATGGAGCGCCGCGCCATCGGGTTGTTGCGCCGGGCGTCGCGGCTGCGGCGGACCAGCTCGTCGGACGAGGCATTGACGACGGCATTGGGCCCGGAGCTCGTCGGCCGCCATGCCGCCATCCGGCGCGTGACGCTGGCGCCGTGGTGAGGATTGGGCTGCGGCGTCAGGCCGGCGGCCAGGCTATCGCTCATGGCGAAGCTGTTGAAGCCCGCGGCCTTGACCCGGATGCGCGGCTTGGTTGGCGCGTCCACGTCAATATCCGCTGCAAACCATCCCGCGGAAGGCCCTGAGCGGGCGCAGCCAGAAGTCCACGCCGGCAGTTGAGGTATTGGCGCGCACGTCGGCCTGCATGGTCTGCAGGAGCAGCAGCGCCTTGTCGACGGGGATGCGCGTGATGGCCGCCCCGTCCGGATAGGCAACGTGGCCGGTGATGCCGGCTCGGGCGATCTCTGCCTTGAGGGCGTCTACATCAGCCTGCGTGTACGCCATCTATCGACCGATCCTCGCCATGTATGCCGATCGACCCACGCGACGCTGCGGGCCAGCCGGCGGTGTTTGGGGGGGATGCGGCCTCGGAGGGGTGAATGGGCCCCCAGGCGGCTCCGTTTCGGAACCATCCGGGTTGGGCCGGCGGCGGAAAAGGGTCCAGAACCCTTCGCCGTGCCGGTCGGCACCCAAGATGTAGAGGGCCGCGCGGGCGTAAACCGCACAATCTAGCCCCTCGTTCCGTTCCCGGGTTTTGCGCCATTCTCGCTTCGTCTGTCCAGCGCGATCCTTGGTCGTTACCAGTTCTTCGGCCACCATTTGCTTAACGGCCTCACCGTCGCACCATTCTGGGATGTGAACCCAGCCGGCCGGATAGCCGACGCCGTCGCCGCGCGACAGCCAGAGCCGGCGGTAGAAGTCAGACTTGTAGGTGCTGACTGAGACGTTCCAGATCGCCAGCCCGCGCCGGAGCTTTTGCCCGTTCCAAGAGACATCCACGAAGGTCGGGCCGCTCACCGGCTGGCTGCGATTGAAGCCCTCGACGCCGCGCATGCCGAGGATGCGGGGATCGCGCAGCCGGCGGAGCTGGCCGTAGATCGCCGCGGTGTAGAGGCCGGCGACATCGACGCCAACCTGATGGATGCGCATCGTCCCGCCGTCCGCGCACGGCCAGTTGGTGGCGAGCAAATCCGCCATTTCGTCCCAGGTTTCCGACTGGGACGGATTGCCCCACACGATTTCCCGCGCCACCAGCCAGGAGGTGAAGCCAGGACCCCACGCCCACACGTAGAGCTCAAGCCGGTCGGCCTGGTTGTCGATCCCGGCCGTCAGAACCAGCGCCTCCGAAGGGATAATGCCGGCATCAAGCGGCTCGCGGCGCTCGACCAGCCGTTCCCAGTCGGGCACGTCGCCCTTGTCCTCCCAGAGCTCGGCCAACGCCGTGTTCAGGAAGACGCGCAGCAGCTCCGGGTCGTCCTTGGCTTCGAGGAAGTCGCGGGTGGTCTCAACAATCCGCCGCCACGGGCTGTAGAGTTCGGAAATGGTGTAACCGGCGATGCCCTGGAACGGCTTGGAGGCCCGCCAACTGCCCACCGACACCGCAAACCGGCGCTCGGCTTCGGACCATGGCTTGTCGCACGCCTTGCAGTGCAGTTTCGCCGTGCGCCAGTCGTTATCCGTCCACTTCACTTGCGAAAAGGTGAGCGTTTGCATGGTGCTGCAGTGCGGGCACGGGACGAAGTAGCGCCGCTGGTCAGATCCCTCGAACGCTTTGTCGATGCGGGATCGCCCCAAGGTGGTTGGGGACGAGCACAGAATTATTTTGCGGTTCCAGAACGTGCTCGTGCGCTTGATCGCCAGCGCCAGGGGGTCGCCTTCCTTGCCGGCGGAGGCGGGGTAGCGGTCGACCTCATCGCAGAACAGGACGCGGATCGGCCGCATGGCCAGGCCGGCGGCGGCATTTGCGCCCACGATGGTCACATGGCCGCCCGGAAAGACTTTGTGCAGCACGCGGTTGCCGCTGTCCCAGGACCGGGCCGGCTTGACCTTGGCGGCGAGCGCCGGGCTGTCGCGCAGCATCGGGCGCAGCCGGTCGTTGGACCACGCTTCAGCCGCCACCTCGTTGGGCGTGACGTAGAGCATCGCCGAGGGGTCGCTCGCGATGTAGTAGCCGACGCCGTTGTTCAGGATTTCCGTCTTGCCGACCTGCGAGGACCACTTGAGCACCACCTGTTCCACGGTCGGATCGCTGATCGCGTCCATGGGCTCGCGCTGGTAGTTCGCCCGCTTGGTGTTCCACTGGCCGGGCTCGGCGGAGGCCTCCGGACTTAGCCGCCGGTGCCGGTCAGCCCACTGGCTCACCGTCAACTTCGGCGGCGGCGTCAGCGTCCGCAGCATCATCATCGCCGTTTCCGCCAGCCCAGGCGGGCCGATCAGCTTCAGGCTCGGCTGCGTAGACGGGAGTGCTAGCGAGAGCTGCGAGGATGTCATGGACTGCTTCGGTGAGAATGGCGTGGATCGCCGCGAGGCCCGGGGCGGCCTCGATGAGCGGCGCAACACGCGAGGGGAGGGCGAGCAGCGCGGTGCGGACGAGCGTCGCGAGGGCAACCCAAGCGCCCCCGACAACGGACTTTTCGAGCACCAGCCCATCAAGCAGATCAGCTTCGCGCAGCGCCTTGCGCGCACGGGCCGCCAGCAGCAGGTCCTTGGATGAGGGCGCGGCGTTGTCGTTGCCATCGTTGCCGCCGCCGCGCTTGCGCAGGAAGCGGATGTAGCCCTGCACGCACGGAATGACCTCGTAGCGTTTCGCCACGGGCAACGGGATCACGCCATTCCGGGCATGATAGTAGACCTGGCGCTCGGTCATATCGAGCAACCGGGCAATGACAGTGGCAGGCGCAAAACCGCCGCCAACTTCGGGCTCGGCAACCATGCAGTCAGCTCCACGGAAGTTAGGGAGCGGGCTGGACGGCGGCCACCCTCGGCCTTATCGGACCCGATACATCAAGGCCATTGCTGGCACTCGACTTGCCGATATTGGGAGCATTCGATGTGAAACGCGAACTTTAAGCTATATCTCGGGGTAGGCCGGGCGTTTGCCACCCTCATTGGTTCCGG